TGGAGAGAAGCCACTCAAGAGAGTGGCTTCTCTTTTTATTGTTTTGGAGGAAGGGATATAGTGCAGGCTATCCTTTTTGGTTGGATAAGATATATTGGTTCATATTTCGTTACGATCCGGTGAATTGAATTCAGTGGGGCAGTTGGAAGTACGTCACAAACAGATCGGATATCCAAATCAAGAATTTCTGAGTTTATTCAACAGGATATTCTATGAAAATTCTCGTATTTTATGTTGACAAACAGTACTTCAATATGGTAATATTATTCTTGCGTTTGAGAGTTAGACGTGAACTCATTATCCGGAGAGATGGCCGAGCGGTTGAAGGCACCGGTCTTGAAAACCGGCGATGTGAAAGCATCCGTGGGTTCGAATCCCACTCTCTCCGCCAACTGAATTTTTCCATCGACCTGCGGAAGTACCCAAGAGGCCGAAGGGGCTCCCCTGCTAAGGGAGTAGGGCGTGTAAAAAGCGCCGCGGAGGTTCAAATCCTCTCTTCCGCGCCAGATCGAAAAAACCTTGGAATCTCAACGGTTCCAAGGTTTTTTCTTGTTTTTTTCAAAAACGTTTTTACAACTTTTGGGGGGCTTTGGGTTGAAAAGTTTTAACCTATGGCTAACAAAATGGCTAACATATTTGCTATCAAATAACCAGCATAGATTCATTTGCCATTACGACTAAGCTGATTAACCCCTTTATGCGCGGCTTCGGTGGAAACATGGACATATCGTTGTGTCGATGATAACTTTGCGTGGCGCATGATCTGTTGCAGCACGGGCAGCTCTACGCCCTTTTTAACGGCCTCTGTAGCCGTTGTGTGGCGGCAGGAATATGGATTTAGGTCTCGCACTCCAATTGCGATTGTAGTAGCGTGATAGGCCGTATAGAAGGTGTTTTCATCGCCACCAAATATCTTTCCCGTTTTGCTGGTAGACTTTTCACTTAACTCTTGCAGCACCGGTGCAATGAACTCAGGGAAAACGATAGGGGTATCTTTTCTTTTCTTTGTCTTTTTCCCGCATCCATAAATTTCAAGCCGGTCATAGTCGATCATACCGGTTTTGCACGCAAGCAATTCCCCGGGCATCATTGACGTGTAGATCATCAGCAGCATATAGCCGACAAAAACATTTCCTTCGTCCCATGCTTTCCACATGGCGTTGACTTCGTCTTCGGCAAATGGTTCGGGGACTTTTTCTTCCAGCTCAGGCAAAACAATAAATCGCGACAGATTAACGGTTACTGGCCCATTGCTACCGCCACTTGCCATAGCGCGCTTGTATAGATGAGATAGCAGGGACTTCATGTCTCGAGCGGTATAATATGACTTTGCTGCGGAGTTTACCGTGTCTTGTAGATCATCAATCGTTAGCTCATCTATTTTCCGGGCTATAATCGGCTCTAAGCGTTCACGGGCTTTTTTGAACGCTATTTGCTTATCCTTTGACCGTGTCAGCATATCGTTTTCGCTCCACCCTTGCCAAAGCTCTAAGAGGGTCGGAGCTTCTTTTTGGAATTTCCCAGGGTCTTGAGAAGCGGCCCATTCCAAAGCAGCGGTTTTTGTCGGGAAGCCACCTTTAGTAGGCCTTCGACGAATTAGTCTAGGGGATCCATCGTCGTCTTGCACGGTATATGAATATCCGGCAGCTTGAGCAGTCCATGTCTTACCGCGCCGAAAAGCTGTTCCTGTTCCGCTTCCGCGCTGTCTTCCACGCCGCTTTTCTACTATTTGCTTTTTGCCGCACATAGGACAAAACAGCGCGCCATCCGGCAGCGCTGCTTTACATTTGATGCAGTTTCCCATGTTAGCCCCTCCAAAAACCATAGTCGGTGCAGTGCAAATCGATATATACGCACCATGCGGCCAACAGCACCACCGCGATGAACAAAATTAAAATCACGCCGTTGCGGATACGGACGCCGCGCCGCATGATCTCGATGGTATCAGCCTTTGCATCCACATGGCGTTCCAGCTCGTCGTTTCGCGCTTGCAATGTTTCTTCGGTCGGCGTCAAGTGTTCGGAAATTCCGAATATTTCGTCAATGGATATTCCGAGCGCCTTGCAGATGGGAGCGACGGTGTAAATGGACGGGGCTTTTGACAGCTTGGAAAAGAAGTTCTGCACGGTGGACAGCGGCACGCCGGAAGCGTCGGAAATGTCATGGTAGGTTAGCTTTAATTCTTCTTTACGAAGTCTGCACAGATATTGAATGTTCATTTATATCACCTTAACTTTTCCGGTTTCGGACTACTTGGGGTACCGAAAGTTGGTCTGTCGAACGCTGTCGAACGCCGTCGTGTTGCAAGGTTTTGTTATTGAAGTGGTAAGGTAAAGCGGAGTAAGGTCAAAACAAGCAGCGGCGACCGCTCCCCGCCGACTGCAAAAAGGCCCCGCCGTTTGTTGCAGAGGGCGGCGGGGCCGATCTAAACTATACCGTCTTGCATTCTCTCGTAAGTTATTGTCTCTTTCTATAAAGTGATGTAAGAAAAACTATTCGCTGGCGGTTATTGATCTGCAAAATCAATATAATCGGTAAACTTCCACATGCAATCATAAAGGGTAAACAGTTTCCCGCTTTCACCGATGGTTTTTATTGTTGAGATTAAAAAAGAACGCCCGACAACGGAGAAGTTAAATTCTGCGAATTTCCCATGCTTCCAGCAGTGGATGCATGCTTTTGACAGCTCCCCGTTAACAGAATAGCATAGTTCTCCGATGTAGTTTTCTTCATGAATAGATTTAATCCCATATTTAGAAGTGTTAAAAAATGCGATTAGAGGATACTGAGACTTCTTGCCAGATTTTGTTTTTGGCGCGTAGATTAAATAGCTTCTTGGTAAATCTTCCGGGCTTGTTATCAACCCATAATCAAAGCAAATTGAATTAAAGTTTATTTGATAGTCAGCTGGAATTATTTTTTCAATCGCGCTATCCTCTTCTAAATCATGTAATGTGCCAAGATGATAGTTTATCTCGTTTATCGCAAGGCTCAATGTTCGCTTATTGTTCAAATTATACATAGCCCACGCTTTGTGCTCTCCGATATACGCGCAGTTACAAATTTGATACGGGATAAACGGGAAGTAGGTCATTTCTTCTTCAATAAGACGGCTCATGCTTAAATTGGCATCTTTTGAAAGATTCTCTTTTACGCATCGCGAGTTTACCAAAATTGCTATTTTTGATGGTCTTTCATATTCATTGCAACTTTGATCGATGGGCCCACGTGGCGAGGCAACTGCCCCTGTATCTTCCGAGTAATAATCTTTATAGCTTCCACTCCATGAAAGACCAAACTGATTCAAAAATTTATCTAAGATAGCCATACAAATCCCCGCCCATTCAAATATTTGTGAATGCCGTTGAATCTTTGAAAATGTGGTGCTATAATGATAGAGAAAAATCGAACATATGTTCTGATTTGCAATCTTGAAAAACGGAGGAATGGATAATGCCAGACAACAACGAGAAAGCAGCACTGGATTTATTTCGGATGCTTTCTGAGCCGCAGAAGATCAGCTATCTTGCTCGGCTTCGCTCTTTAGCGCTTCCTCCCGAAGAAAAGCCAGCTCTCGAGCTTGCCGTTCGGGAGACAAACGGCTCCACAACCGCATAAACTCAGCTTCGCCACTGGCAGAACCCTCGACGTTATCGCCGAGGGCTTTTTTTATTTCTGGATCGTCTGTTTCTCCAGTTATATACGCAACCGTAGTTTCAAGGTGCACTGCAATAAGCCGCAAACTTTCAAATGGTGGGCTTTTATGGCCCGTTTTCCATTTTCCGATTGTACCATTTCCAAATTTAAGCTCCCGCTCTATTTGGGCAAGAGTTTTGTTTTTGGACTTTGCGCGCAAATCAATTCTTTCAACAATTTCTCTGTTTCTTTCAGAAAGCTCTTTATCTTTTTCAATGATCATAAAAAATTTTCCTGCAATAGCGACTTAGCTATTGACAAATAGCGAACTCGCTATTATAATCAGACGTATGAAGGGTACAAAAAACCAAGCCCCTCATGATGACGGGCATTTGCGAGATATTTAATTGGTTTTGACACGATTATATTAGACTTCTCGCTAATGTTTGTCAAGTATTATTCGACTGAAAGGAGGAGTTTTTTTGATTTATGACAATGTCAAGCGCCTCTGCGAAAAGCACAATACCAATATCGCAACTATAGAAAAGGCGTGCGGCATCGCAAACGGTACGATCGGCAAATGGAATGGAAAAGACGCCGAACCGCGCGTCAGCACCGTCAAGGCCATCGCGGACTATTTCGGGGTGTCGGTGGACGAGCTGTTAAAGCCAGACAAGGAGGATACATGAACGATCTGGTTTATCTTTCCCCGAACACCGAAGATCCATTCACGACATCCGAAGTCATTGCAGAGTGCGCGGGTGTAAAGCGAGATACGGTGCAGAAGTTAGTTCAGCGCCATGAAAAAGACCTCCGCGAGTTTGGTAAGGTCGGATTTGAAATCCGACCTTTGAGCGGAAGCAAAACAGGGCAGACAGTTAAGGTTTACCACCTGAACGAGCAGCAGGCGACGCTTTTGCTTACGTTTCTTCGAAATACGCCGGTCGTCATTGAGTTCAAGAAAGAACTCGTTCGCCAGTTCTTCGCTATGCGCAAAGAGCTGATGAATATTAAGGCAATCAAGGCCGAGCGCAAGTCACTGCGTACCAGCATGACGGACGCTATCAAGGCGCTGCCAGACAGTCCGCACAAGCAATTCAAGTATAACCAGTACACTGATCTCGCATATATAGCGGCGCTCGGCAAAACGGCGCGGCAACTTCGCAAGGAGCGTGGCGCGGAAAAGTCTGCAACGGCGAGCGATTACATGAGTTCGGACGAGCTTGCGGCGGTGTCAAAGATGGAAAACCGCATTTCGGTTCTGCTGGAAGTTGGCATGGATTACCAGCAGGTCAAGAATTGCTTGATGCAGACAAAAGCAATCGGGGCATAAGAAAAGCCCTGTTCAGCGGGCAGGCCGAACAGGGCAGCGGAACGAATCTTCACCACAAGATATTGTGTTCCTACGGCTATTGTAACATACCCGCAGGGGAAAGGCAAGAGTAAATGACACTGGAAGAAATGAAAGTATGTGGAAAAGCGACCTTGACCGCCGCTGACATTGCGCCGGTTCTGGATTGTGACCCTCACGCGATTCGCTTAGCGGCGAAAAAAGACCCTGACGGTCTTGGCTTCCAAGTTATCCGTATGGGGTCAAGGGTGAAAATTCCAACGATTCCATTCATCGAATTTATGACGAAACTGAAAGGGGCGGAAAGCTAATGGACTTTACAACATTTCTTGCCGTAGTCGGGGCGGTGGCGCTTGGCAAGGTGCTGTACGATCTGCTGCCGTTTATCGACAGGGGGTGCAGGCGGTGAAATTCACTCCGGAGGAAATAGAAGCAATGCGTCGGGCGGACGAGGAGATCGAGCGAGATTTTCGATGGACGAATGATGAGCTGGCGGCATCGCGCAGGAGAGATGCCGATATCTCGCTATCCAGAAAAAGTAAAAGGGATTGCAGCATCGCCAAGAAGCAGCGGGCTTATCGTAAAGCGAACAAGGACAGCATCGCCGAGAAGCAGCGGGCTTACTACAAAGCGAACAAGTCCAGCATCACCGAGTATCAGCGGGCTTATCGTAAAGCGAACAAGGATAGCATCGCCGAGTATCAGCGGGCTTACTACGAAGCGAACAAGTCCAGCATCACCGAGAAGCAGCAATGGATCAGGCGCAAGCGCTTAAACCGCGGGTACAGTCAATATGCGTTAGCGGAAGCCATAGGCAGCTCTCAGACGATGATTTCGCGGTTGGAATCGGGGGAAATGAAATTGGAATCATTCTTTGCAAAAGATGCTCTTTGCGCTGTATTGGGGGTGCGCTTATGAGAAAACCGGACAAGCGCACGAGAGAACAGCGCAAGGCAGACGAATCGGCGCTGTTTGCGGCGGCGTGTCTGGGCGCGACGATCCTCTTGATCGCGATCTCAATCCTCGTCACCAGCGCGCAGGCGGTCGATGCGGAACCGGAAGAATCCCCCATCGTAGAAGAGCATGACCCCGTGTGGGACATTCCCGCGACCGAAAGCGCGGTGTGCAACGACGTTTTTCTCGGCGAGTTTACGCTGACAGCTTATTGCCCCGGGCGCTGCTGCTGCGGCAAGTGGGCAAGCGGCTACACCGCGACCGGCACGCTGGCGACCGTGGGACGCACGATCGCGGTCGACCCGAAGGTGATCCCTTACGGGACGCACGTCCTGCTGATCTGGCCGGACGGCACGCAGCATACATACATCGCTGAAGATTGCGGGAGCGGCATTCAGGGCAACCACATCGATGTATTTTTTGATAGCCATCAGGCGGCGCGCATCTTCGGCGTGCAGAGCGCGATGGCGTATTTGGAGGCGGAGGAATGATGCACTGCTGGGCTTGCGGCGCGGATTTTCGAGAGCCTGCGCTTTATGCGTACCGCGAGAATATGGACGATGAGAACTGGACGATTACCACTCAAACCGTGTGCCCTTATTGTGGCACGGACAATATTACGGAGGTAAAAGATGAACCTTTATCAGATTGATTCCGCGCTTGCGGAATGTGTAGATGCCGAGACCGGCGAAATCCTTGACGTTGAAAAGCTCTTGGAGCTGAACATGGCAAGAGAGCAGAAGATCGAGAACATCGCTCTTTGGATTAAAAACGACGTTGCCGAAGCAAAGGCAATCCGCGAAGAAGAGAAGACCCTTGCGGCACGCAGACAGGCTTTAGAGCGCGCAGCAGAGAGCAAGAAAAAATATCTCGATTCTGTGCTGAACGGCGAGAAGTTTTCCACCCCCCGATGCTCCATCAGTTATCGCAAAACCACCAGTGTGGAGGTCTCCGACATGGGCGCGGTGGTGGCGTGGATGCTCGCCAACGGTCACGACGGCGAGGTTACTTACAACGCCCCCACGGTGAGCAAGACCGACCTTGCCCCGTTGCTGAAAAACGGCGCTGAAATCGACGGTGCGACGCTTGTACAGGGCGTGAGCATGGGGGTGAAGTGATGGAGTACAACTTTGGCGAGAACGTAGAGGAATACAGCCAAAAGCAGGGGAAGAAAATCCCAGTTTGGCAATCCGACAAGTACAAAGAGAGCAAGAAAAAGGCTTGCGAGATCATCGAAAGCGGGAAGTATGGACTTTCCCCCGCAGATTTTTGGATTCTGATGAACGAGACGAAAAGCGGCAAGATGGGTTATACAGGTCTGATTATCTCTCACAACGGCTGCTTGAAAATCAACGACAAATTGGAAAAGCCGTTTAATCCGATGTCCGTTACCGAAGATAAGTGCGGATACGGCGGCGCGCTGGTTTTTACCTATTGCGATAAAGACCAGGGGTTATATGAGGTGGGCGAAGTCACGCAGAAAAACTGCAAGAACGATTACCCTTATGCCATGGCATTTAAGCGAATGTTTGACCGAGTTGTTTTGAAGCTATCAAAACTGGCGTATTCCGGCATTTACAGCGAAGCAGAAAGCGATACATTCCGCGACCCGGTTGATGACACCAGAACCCCGAGTAATGGGAAAGCAGAAAAACTGCCCAAGCAGGCCAAGAAGCCACGTAAGGAAGAGATGGACGCATTTAATAAACAGTACAAGCGCGAGGTCGAGAAAAACACCTGCAAGGACTGCGGTATGCCCATTTACCCGGTGACGCACGGCGGCAAGACATATTCTGTCGCGGAGATTGCGGAGAACGCGAGAAAGACCTATAAAATGCCGCTTTGCTGGTCGTGCATGATGGCAAGGAGAAAAGCCAATGAAAGCCCGACTGCATGATCTATCCCTTGCGCGCGATGGCGGGTTTCTGCTCACCATTGCTACGCGGGAGAACGTCGGAACACTATATGACGAGCTGCACGAGGTAGACGTTGACGTGACCGTCAAAAAACACCGCAAGAAGCGGAGTCTCGATGCCAATGCTTACTCATGGGTTTTACTGGATAAGCTCGCAGAAGCCACAGGAACGTCCAAGAGCGAGATTTACCGCCGAGAGGTCAGGGACGTTGGCGGCAACACAGAAACCGTCTGTGTGCGCGAGAAGGCCGTACAGAAGCTATGCGACGGCTGGAACAAGAATGGTATCGGCTGGCAGACGGAAGTGATGGACAGCAAAATCGACGGCTGCAAGAATGTGGTCTTGTATTACGGCTCGTCCACCTTTGATACGAAGCAAATGTCACGCCTGATCGACAACATCGTGCAGGACTGCAAGGAGCTGAACATTGAGACCTTGACCCCACAACAGATTGACGCACTAAAGGAGGAATGGGGAAGATGACTAAAAGCATCATGCAGGACAAGCGGGAGTGCTATATCTCTGGATTCTCGACGAACCTCGCACGGCATCACATTTACGGTGGTGGCCGTCGGCAACTATCCGATATTTGGGGCTGCTGGGTATGGCTACGCGCCGACTGGCACAATATGGCTGACTACGGCGTGCACGGGAAAGACGGTCACGAGCTGGATATGCGGCTGAAACGCGAGTGTCAGAAGCGTTTCGAAGAACTTTATGGGCATGAAACGTTCATGGCGGTATTCAAAAAGAACTATTTGGAGGAAGAATCATGCTGAACAGAATTTGCATCATGGGGCGCATTACGCGCGATCTGGAACTGCGCCGCACGCAGGACGGAACGGCGGTCACGAGTTTTACCGTTGCCGTCGATGACGATTTCAAGAGCAAAGCGACCGGAGAAAAGAAAACCTATTTCCTCGATGTGGTGGCGTGGCGACAGTCGGCTGAGTTTGTCTGCCAGTATCTCGGCAAAGGCCGCATGGTCGCGGTTGAGGGCAAACTCACCGTCTGCGACTGGATAGACAAGGAAGGCAATAAGCGCCGCAACGCGGAAATCATCGCCGACAACATCTATTTCGGTGACAGTAAGCGCACCGATGGCACCGAGCCTCAGATCGCCCCAGAGAGCGCCGCAGGCGGCTTTACGGAAGTCATCGAGGATGAATCCGAGGTGCCGTTTTAAGGCGGTGACAGTATGGGAGCTGCATCTACAAGGTGCTATGTAAAGGCATATTACGACTGGATCGAGCAAACAGCAGCGCTGGAAGATGACGAAAAAGGCCGTCTGTTTGTTGCGATTTTAGAATATGCCAGGTCGGGGGAAATCCCTGATACCCTCGGGAGAGAGGCCCTTTTATTTCCGGTATTCAAGGCGGTCGTTGACCGTGACGCTCAAAAATCCAGTGCGCTGGCTCAAAACGGAGCGGCTGGCGGCAGAGTGTCAAAAACAAATGCAAGCAAATGTAAGCAAACGCAAGCAAATGCAAGCAAATGTAAGCCTACTAATAACATAAGACATAAGACAGAAGACATAGAACAGAAGACAGAAGACGATATACCCCCTAAATCCCCCTCTACGGGGGACGCATTCGAGCGTTTCTGGTCAGTTTACCCGCGAAAAATCGGGAAACAGTCTGCTAAGAGAGCTTTTGAGCGGGTCAAAGTCCCCCTCGAAACACTTGTGACCGCAGTGGATCGGCAGAAGTGCAGCGACCAATGGGCGCAGAACAACGGGCAGTTTATTCCACACCCCGCCACATGGCTGAATCAAGGCCGGTGGGACGATGAGCTGCCCGAGAGCGCCGGGAGATGTCGGAACTCTGGGGCTTTTACTGGCGGCGATGTATTCGCCGAGATGCTTGAGGAGGAAAAGAACCGTGGAAAGAGCTGACGTAATTAGCATTTTGGGGCGATTAAAGCAGGCCTACCCGCAGGCCTATGCCAAGATGACCCGCGCAGAAGCCGAGGAGATGGTTTCCCTCTGGATGGACATGCTGGGTGGCGAAGACCCCGCTGCGGCGAAAGACGCAGTGAATGCGCTGATCGCCGAGGATACAAAGGGCTTCCCGCCGAAGGTCGGCCAAGTGTTGACGAAGATCAGAGGAACGGCTTCCCCCCATGTCTCGGTGATGTGGATGAAGCCATACATCGAGCAGCTTGCCGAGCAGGAAGCATTCATGCCGAGCGTTTCGCGTTATGCGAGGGAACACGGGATGACGTGGGACGCGGCTGCTGCCGAAATGGAGGGAAGCAATGGGCATTGATATTTCGCAGCTTGGCAAGGACGCTCAAGCCCAGGTCATGGCAAAGATGGCCGTGCGCGAGGTGCAGAAGCGGGAAAAGCGCAGTAAGTACAGGAGTAAATTTACCCCGCGCGTCATGCCAAACGGGAAAGTGCATAAATTCAAGAGCGCCAAAGAGGCGAGGCGTTATGACGAGTTGGCTTTGATGGAGAGACGAGGGCTTATCCGCAATTTGCAGATAGAACGAGCGTTTACGCTGCAAGAGCCTTACATTCAGTCGGATGGAGCGCACGTTAAGTCAGAGCGATATTTTGCGGATTTTGTCTATGAGCGGCCAACCGAGCCTGACTGCAATGGGCAAGTTTACTGGATACAAGAGGTTGAAGACGTCAAAGGGAAACGGACGCAAATGTATCTAAGAAAGAAAAACGAGATGTTGGCGAAGTACGGCATTACGATCCGCGAGGTGTGAGATGACAGCATTTGAGCATTGCCACAGCTGCAAGCCGCCTGTGAGGCATCCGGGCTGTCACAGCGAGTGCCCGCACTATCAGGTGGATATCGCCAAGTACAACGCGGCGAGGGATGAAGAGCAGCGGGAAGCGCAGGAGAAAGACGATTACTTGAGCGCGCGCCATTTCAAGACGCGGCGCTATCAACGGCTGAAATGAGGGAGCAAGAAAAGATGTTGACAGAAAAAGAGTTGGGCGAACGGCTCAAAAATATTCGCAAAATGCGAAATATCAGCCAGTTTCGGATGGCCGATATGATGGGCACAGAACAGTCAACCATTGCCAAATTCGAAAAGGGCGCGAGCTATCCGAAGGTGTCGACGCTATATAGATACGCCGAATGCGTTGGCTTGACGTTGAGCGATATTCTGGCGGAATCCCCACCGGCGAAAAAAGGCATGCTGTCGCCGGAAGAGATCGGCGAGAACATCAAGAAATGGAGTGCGCTGCGGGGCATGAGTGTCAAGGGGCTTGCAGAAAAGGCGGGATTATCGCGCAGTAGCATCTTAAACCTCAGAGAGGGACGATGCATCAGCTACATGCCGACGTATCAGTACATTGCCGAAGCACTGGGCGTGACCGTCGGGACGCTGCTCGGAGAGGTGCAGGAAAATGAGTGAGAACACGAACCACGTGCCGTTTAAGACGGTCGTATATCCGCAGCTCAAGAAAGCCTTGCAGTCATCGGGCATGACACCGCCGGAGTTGAGCAAGAAGATCGGCGTCTCCCCGCTCTGCGTGTGGCGATGGACAACGGGGAAGAACGAATTCAGCATCGGCGTTATCAAGGCAATCCTTGCTGCGACGGGGCTGACATTTGAAGAGGCTTTCGGGGAGGTACACACATGAGCAAAATCGTGAGACCGAAAACGCCGTTTGAGTTCTGCGCTTATCCAGTGCTCAAGGAGGCGCTGGAAAAGACGAACTATAACCAAACAGAACTTGCACAATCCCTCGGTACGTCGCAGTTTACGGTGTCGGCGTGGGTGCGCGGCGACCGCGATACAACGGTGCGGCTGCTGCTCGCGCTGGAGGATTTGACTGGAATGACGTTTCGGGAGCTGTTCGGGGAATGCGAGGGGAGACGATGAAGGTTTTAGTTGCCTGCGAGGAATCGCAGGAAGTATGTAAGGCGTTCCGCGCATTGGGGCATGAGGCATATTCCTGCGACATTCAGGACCCGTCCGGCGGGCATCCTGAGTGGCATATCCTTGGCGATGCGCTTAAGACCATCGAGGGGGGTCAAGTGACCACAATGGACGGGCAGGTGCATGATGTCGGCAACTGGGATTTGCTGATTGCGCACCCGCCGTGCACATACCTGACAAACGCCGGGGCAAGACACATTTGGAAAGGTGGCCAGTTGCAGCCTGATCGAGTGCAAAAAGGTATCTTAGCACGAGATTTGTTTATGCGTTTCTGGGATGCGGATATTCCGAGGGTGGTCATTGAAAATCCAGTTCCGTCAAAGATTTTCTGTCTACCTGAGTATTCTCAAATTGTTCAGCCTTTCCAGTTTGGACACGCCGTAACCAAGAAAACCTGTCTTTGGGAAAGAGGCGTACTTCCCTTGAAGCCAACAAACATCGTAGAACCGGTTAAGGGACGAAAGATGGTTCTAAGAAACGGAACTGTCCGCTACTCCTGCTGGGAAATGGATTGCGGCGGAAGTAAGGCGGAACGGGCAAAAGCCCGAAGCAAAACCTTCGCCGGCATCGCCAAAGCTATGGCGGAGCAATGGGGAGGAGACATTAGGGAATGCGAGGGACACCATGGAAGGGTATAGCAATCAGCCGATTCCGAAGGAGGCGGCGAAACAGCTTTTAGCCCTTGATTTGCAGGACAAGGAAATATTGAGCTATGAGAAGATCGATCAATGGTACACCGCGTGGAACGGAAAGTGCTATGTGTCATTTTCAGGCGGAAAGGATAGCACGGTGCTGGCATACTTGGCGGCGCGTTACCTGTCGAGTTTCAGGGCGCCGCCGTGGGAGCTGAATCTGGTGTTCGTGAACACTGGGCTGGAGTACCCGGAGATACAGAAGTTCGTCAATGAGTACGCCGACTGGCTGCGGAGGGAGTTCCCCCGCGTGGCCGTCAACCTTCACCGTCTACGACCGAAGCTCAACATCCGGCAGGTGTTGACAAGGTACGGCTATCCCGTCATCGGCAAAAAGCAGGCGCGTTTTATCCGCGATCTGCAAAACGCGCACGGGCAAAACGATGCAACGGTCAATCTGTATCTGACCGGCTACAACCGGCAGGGCGTGTACTGCTCGACGATGAAACTGGCGGACAAGTGGCATTATCTCAAGGATGCGCCGTTCCATATTAGCGAGCAGTGCTGCGACGTGATGAAAAAAGCACCCGCCAAGCGATACGAAGCTACGAGCGGATGTGTGCCGTTTACCGCGATGATGGCGAGCGAGAGCCAGCAGCGCGAAAAAGAGTGGAAGCGCACGGGCTGCAACGCCTTCGATGGAAAGCGCCCCATGAGCAAGCCTATGAGCTTCTGGACAGATCAGGACGTGCTTGCGTTCCTGAAAGACGAAAACATCCCGTATTGCAGCGTATACGGCGACATCGTGGCGAGCGACGGCGAGAATGATTATCCGTCGACGCTCATCGAAAAGCCGCTGCACTGCACGGGCTGCCAACGCACGGGGTGCATGTTCTGTGCGTTCGGCGCTCATCTTGAAAAGGGAGAGACCCGCTTCGAGCGCATGAAGCGCACGCACCCAAAGCACTACGACTTTTGCATCGGCGGCGGAGAGTTTGACCCCGCGGACGGGATGTGGAAGCCAAACGAAAAGGGCCTCGGCTATGGTCGAGTGCTGGATTTTATCGGAGTGAGGTATTGAGCATGTACATTGGCGAACCATTTAGCTGGAAGCCTGCCGCATTTGAGGGCAGCAACGGCATCCTGAGCGTGACCACGAAAGAGACGACTGCGCACGGGCGCGTCGTCTACATCAACGAGGCGTACCGCTACTTTACGGCGGAGGCCGATTTCAACGGGAAGAAGCTCAGAGAGAGCTTTAAATTTTAACAAAAATCAGGAGGAATTTCATCATGAACAACAATCAGGACTACATCGTTCGCTGCGACCGCGCAGGCGTGTTTTTCGGCAAGATCAAGGAGCGCAACGGCTCCGAGGTCACCATGACCGAGGTGCGTAAACTGTGGAGCTGGGAAGGTGCATTCGCTGTGGAACAGCTGGCGCAGGACGGCACAAAAGCACCGGGCAACTGCCGTTTTACCGTGACGGTCACAGAAATGACCGTGATGGGAGCAATCCAGATCATCCCGTGCACGGATGATGCATCGGTATCGCTTCGCGGCGTAAAGGAGTGGAAGAGATGACGCTTGATGATAAGGTCAAGGCATTCCTGTCAGTAACCTCCGGCTCCGGCTACGGCTCCGGCTCCGGCTCCGGCTCCGGCGACGGCTCCGGCGACGGCTCCGGCGACGGATCCGGCTACGGCTACGGCTCCGGCGACGGCTCCGGCGACGGCTCCGGCTACGGCTACGGCTCCGGCGACGGCTACGGCATTAAAAACTTCAATGGGGAAGCTGTCTATAAAATCGACGGTGTCAATACGCTGATTCGTTCCGTGCGCGGCAACACCGCGCACGGGGCAATCCTGAACGGTGATTTGACGCTCACGCCGTGCTACATCGTCAAGCAAGACAATGTTTTTGCACACGGGGAAACGCTGCGCGAAGCAATGGAGGCACTGCGAGACAAGCTTTTCGAGGATATGCCGGAAGATGAACGCATTGACACGTTTCTGCGCGAAACAGACCGCGAGAAAGCATATCCGACACAGTATTTTTATGACTGGCATCACCGCCTGACTGGCTCGTGCGACATGGGGCGAAAGCAGTTTGCCCGCGATCACGGTGTTGACCTTGAGCACGGCATGATGACGCTGACGGAGTTTTTGGAGTTGACAAAAGACGCTTACGGTGGCGATGTGATCCGAAAAGTGATTAGTAAGATGCAGGAGGTGGAGTGATGGAACGACTGACGAAGCGCGACAACGATGGACAGGCAATGATGGACTGCCAGAAGTGTGAAGCGGATTGGACAGGTAAGCATGGTAAGCCGATGGCTGATTGCACCGCGCTGTATTGCCGCAATCGTTTGTTAGACCGGTTGGCGGAATACGAGGACACGAAGCTGACGCCGGAGGAAATCGGCATGGATCACGAAGCCGCAGAGCAGCTTCGCCGTCTGTGCCGAGACTGCGATCTTGACCGGTTGGAGGAGCTGGCCGAGGCCGACAAGGACGGGCGCGTGGTGGTGCTGCCGTGCAAGATGGGCGGCACGCTATGGGTAACTGGCCGTGACAATGTGCCGCGAGAAATGGAGCTTGAAACCCCGGACATTAGAGCTGTTTGCACGGATGAGGATAATCTGTGTATGTCAACGTGCAATCGAAAGCCGGACGGGTTCTGCGCGTATCGTCTGCGTAATGATGGTGCTGACATCGGCAAGACCGTATTTCTCACCCGCGAGGAGGCGAAGAAAGCATTGGAGGCGATGAAGAAATGAGTAAGGCTGTTATTCTGAGTATCCGCCCAAAATGGGTGGAAAAGATTGCCAGCGGCGAAAAGACCATTGAGGTGCGCAAGACGCGGCCAAAGATGAACACGCCGTTTAAGTGCTATATCTACTGCACGCTGCCAAAATATCCGCACGAGGACTTCATTGCGACAGACTATCCAAGGCCACAGTTTTACGGCGGCGGCAAGGTCGTCGGGGAGTTTACTTGTGACCGGATATTTCCCATCAATGTTTTCGACAATGGTAGCATTCAGAACTGGTGTTTCGAGCATATGGAGCGATCTTGCCTTACATACGAGGAGCTTGCTGGCTACATCGGCAACGGGAAAACCGGCTACGGCTGGCATATCGTCGACCTGAAAATATACGACGCGCCGCGAGAGCTGAGCGAGTTCCGCCGAGCGTGCCCGAATAGTTGGTATTGTGAAAGCTGCGCAATGCACAGGGAAAACAACGGCACTTGCGGAAACGAGAGATTACAGATCAAGCGCCCGCCTCAGAGCTGGTGCTATGTGGCGGCGATGCGGCTGATTGATGGCGACGTGCTATGGGAAAAGCTTGATGACGAGCCGTGGTACGACAACGCAGATAGGGACGAAATTGCTTTGCCCATCGTGGCCGCTGCTCCCACCGTCGATGCTGTGGTCGTTACTCGGTGCAAGGACTGCCGAAACCATCGGGAGCTGAATCGGAAAGACAGACTGGAAAGTGGATATGCCGAAGGCGTCTTATGGTGTATGAACCGTTCTGATGGAGTATGGGCGGACGGTTTTTGCAGCGATGGCGAGCCGAAGGAGGTGTAACGAATGGAATCTTTTGTTGAAGGCGTTGGAATGTTCTTTATAGCGATTGGCGGCATTGCAGCGATTCTTGCAGCGTTATGCTTTTTATGGTGGCTGGTTGAGACTGCATGGATTGCAGCAAGCAACAGATTCCGCGATATCTGCAAGGCGGAAAGTCTGATTTTTGAATATCGACGAGAGCGCAAAGAATATCTGTGGTGGAAAGAGCACGTGAAAGGTAACGTATATGCTGACGATCACGATTAAAGCCAACGTTCCCGCCGCTGACGCGCAGGGCATCAAGGAGCGTATCGCCATGGATATTGAGCGATATGGAGACTGTAAGGTCGTGAGCATCGTGAGCGACCGCGGGAAAGAGGAACAGCTACGAATGAAAGGAGCCAAATTATGAGCATCAACGTAAAGAAGTACACCAAAGACCAGATGGCGAAGATGGTGGAGGAAGCGGCGGAAAAGCAGGAGGCGGCAGAAGCCGAGGCGGCGGCACATTTTAAGGACGGCGTAAAACTGGCCGAGGAAAATGAAAAGCTGCGTGGAGAGATCGCCGCCCTGACCGAGCAAATCGACCGGATGAACGGCGAGGCCATCACCCGAGAGAACGTGATCGCGAATCTGAAAGCGGACAATGATATTCTGCGCGGGAAGGCAAGATACGCCGAGGCAGCACTTGGGCGGGCGAATGCAGAAGTATCGAGAGTGACGGTTGGCTGCCGGCAGGTTGAAGAAGAACGCGATTATATGCACCAGAAATGGAGCAATGCCGAGCAGCGCGCCAATTACGCAGAAGCCCATCCGTGGAAAAACCTGTGGGCGTGGGCGAAGAGAAAGATGGTGCGCCATGAGTAAACCTCGTTACAGCTGGTGGGGCTATGTAAAAGCCATTATCCGCCGCTACGACCCAGATCGAGAACGGGGGTTGCGCGGCGTGCCGTTAAAAGAAAGTTGCGCTGTGAGCCAAGCGGTGAGCGAAACAGGATCCATGCAAGACGGCGAAGAGCGCTTGAAATTTATCCGCCTTGTGTTCTGGGACAAGACGCACACGCTCGAAGGGGCAGCGATGGCGGTTAACTGTTCCGACCGGACGGCGAGACGCTGGCATACGGATTTTATCAAGTGCGTCGCGCGGAACTACGGGCTGCTCGATGATTAAAAGTTGGCCTTAAAAAGCCATTTGCTTATGACATAATAGAATCGCAGAGGTGTAAAAGCCTTCGCGGTTCTATTATTTATGGCGTTTACCTCCTGCGCCATAGCGGGGCGCGGTGCTTTTCATCTTTTCACACCGCCCCCCGCGATTTGCCGCACGCACGATGCAGCCCACGATCAGGGCCGAGAGGTCGCACCTCTCATGCGGCACAGGACCCCGCGCACCTCTCAACGATGTGGCCCAGCGGGGACATACGCAGACGTAGCTCAGTTGGTAAAGCACCGGACTTCGTGAGCCGGTATGTCGTGGGTCCGAGCCCCACCGTCTGTGCCAGTGGCCGGGTAGCGCCCGGACAATGTGAGACCGTTGTCGTCATGGCTCACATGGAAATGACAAAGCTCGCTGAAAACTGCGCTTGTCTTGATGCGTCAAGACCGGTTTGACCTGACGGAATAGGGGCTACGACTTTTCGGAGCGTAGTTGTCGGTAGCGTGTGACAATCTAAGCGAGAAAGACGGCCAATGGAAAGAATAACGCCAAATGTGGGCGGCGTTGTTGCCCTTCGGGGCGGGTAAAGTCTGCTATGTAAGGCCAAGGGGCGGGGGCTGGTAGCAAATAAAAGCGGTGAGGTGGTGACAATGGCTGCGCGTCTGACAGACCGACAGAAAAAGAAAATACTGGCGGACTATGTGCAGACGAACAACTATTGCGCCACAGCGAAAATCAACGGCGTGTCCGCAACGACCGTTAAGAACCTCGTTCGGGCGAATGCCGACATTGTGGAAAAGTGCGAGCAAAAAAAGGAAGAGAACACCGCCGATGTGATGGAGTACATGAACGACCACAAAGCCCTTGTATGTTCGTTTATCGGCAAGGGGCTTGAAATGCTCAACGACCCCGAGAAGCTGGCGGCGGCAAATCTCAGCCAGATCACCACGGCAATGGGGACGCTGATCGACAAGTGGGCGATGATTGGCGGCAGTCCTGCCGACACGGTAAGGGAAGACGCGCTCAGTCAGAGCCTAAAGGAAATGGCAAAGGAGCTTGAGAGCGATGATTAGCGCAAAGCAAGCGAAAATCCTCGCCTTTCCCTATTCCAAGTATGACGCGCTGATCTGTGACGGCGCCGTGCGTTCCGGCAAGACCTCCATCATGATGTGGGCATTTGTCCGCTGGGCGATGGAGAATTTCAGTGGTCAGCGCTTCGGCGTGTGTGGTCGCACGGTGGATAGCTGCACCAAGAACATCATCGTGCCGTTCACAGCGATGAGCCTTGCGAAGGAACGCTATATCATTCGATGGCGGCGCGGCGACAAGGTGATGGAAGTCCGGCGTGGAGCCGTGACGAACTACTTTGAGGTATTCGGCGGCAAGGACGAGGCAAGTTATACGCTGATCCAAGGCCGCACGCTGGCGGGCGTTCTGCTGGACGAGGTAGTATTGATGCCGCGCTCGTTCGTGGAACAGGCGCTTGCACGTTGTTCTGTGGACGGTGCAAAGCTGTGGTTCTCTTGTAACCCCGGCAGCCCGCATCACTGGTTCTATCAGGAGTGGATTAAGCGACACCGCGAACGGAACACGCTATATCTGCACTTCGAGATGACTGACAACCCCGGTTTGAGTGCAAGAACGCTCGAACGCTACGCGAATATGTATGCCGGCATCTTCTACGACCGCTATGTTCGCGGTTTGTGGGTGGCGGCGGAGGGCGTTGTTTATAAGGACTTTGCCAATAACACGGAAAAGTATTTGATCGACGATCCTTTGAAATGGGCAGAGGAACAGGGAACAAAATTCTCTGTTATTTCTATTGGCGTTGACTTCGGCGGTACAAAGTCCGCAACAAAGTTTCAGGCGACCGGGATTTCAAAAGATTATCGTGTGGTCGCGATGGAAGAGGAATATATCAAAAATGAAGAGATTGACCCGAATGCGTTGAATCGGCGGTTTGCCACGTTCTGCCAAATGGTGACGGGGAAGTATGGGTACAGTCAGACACGAGCTGACAGCGCAGAAACGGTGCTGATTCGCGGATTAGATCATACCGCGCAGAAGATGCACCTCGGAACGCAGGTCAAGAACGCAATGAAACTGCAAATTACAGATAGAATCAGGCTCGTGGTGCTGCTGATGAAGCAGGGGAGATTCAAAGTTTCACGCAACTGCCCGCATCTGATCGACGCACTGCAATCTGCAATTTATGATCCTGACAAGTTCGAGGACGAGCGCCTTGACGATGGAACATCTGATATTGACAGCCTTGACGCATTTGAGTACAGCATTGAGCCGTACTACAAGGAATTGGAGCGCGCAGGGCACATGAGGACGGTGAAACAGTGAACATTCGCAGAGCACTTAAAGAATTGGGCTTTGACACGATCAATAGCAAGTTCTACGACCTGATCGACGTATGGAAATCTTGGTATGACGGCGATGTGAAAGACTTCCACAGCTATACGGTGTGGAACGGCATCGAAGAACTGGAATGCCACAGATATTCCGTCAACATGGGAAAGAAAGTCTGCGAGGATTGGGCAAACCTGCTGATGAATGAGCGTGTGAATATCACGCTTGAGGGCAAGAAGGAGCAGGAATTTGTAGATGCGATTCTTGCTGATAATAATTGGGAAGTCAAATCCAATGAATCGCAGGAGCGGAAATCCGCTGTTGGTACAGTTGCTTATGTTCCAATCATGGAGGATATGAGCGTTGACCCTGATACAGCAGAGATCGCTAACCCCGGAAGAATTCATATCAACTATGTAACCGCTGCAAACATCTACCCGTTGACGTGGGACAATGGCATTATTCGTGAGTGCGCTTTCGCGTGGACAAAACGAGTTGATGATACGGAATACACCTACATTCAGGTGCATCGGCTGAGCGACGGCGAATATGACATTGAAAACCACCTGTACGATGCGGAGGAAGTTCCATTAACCAGCGTGAGAGGATTTGAAGCAATCCCCCCTGTTATTCACACAGGAAGTACCAAACCGCAGTTTGTCATTGACCGTCTGAACATTGCGAACTCTGATGAAGATAACCCTATGGGCGTTGCAGTGTTCGCTTCCGCCATCGACCAGCTCAAAAGCGTTGATATTACATACGATAGTTATGTGAATGAATTTGTGCTGGGGAAAAAGCGCATCGTGGTACAGCCGGAGGCCACAAAAGACATCAACGGTAGACCTGTCTTTGATAAGCGCGAAACGGTGTATTATGTACTGCCGGAAGATCGCGCGGCTGATGGAAACATCTTGCAGCAGGTCGATATGACGCTGCGCACGGCAGAGTTTAACACCGGTATGCAGGATATGCTTAACGTACTATCAAGCAAGTGCGGATTTGGCGAGAATCATTACAAATTCGATCAGACAAGCATCGCCACGGCTACACAGGTCATTAGCGAAAACAGCACTATGTTTCGAACGATCAAGAAGTATGAAATTATCCTCAAGCAGGCGATCACGGAGCTGTGTCGCATTTTGCTTCGCATGGGCAATCGATACATGGACGCCGGACTTGATGAAGAAGTGGAAATCTCCATTGACTTTGATGATAGCATCATTGAGGACAAGCAGACCGACTTTTCCCGCGATATGCAGCTTTTGCAAGCTGGCATCATGAACGATTGGGAATTCCGTATGAAGTGGCTTAACGAAGACGAAGCGACCGCAAAGGCGGCGCTGCCAAAGATGCAGGACATGACAAAAGAGCCGGAAGAAGAGATTGAGTGAGGTGACGGCGTATGCGGCCTTACCCTTTTAGCCCCGACCTGCTTGACGCACTGCCAGAAGAACTTGCAGAACTGTTCCGGGCGCTTGAAATCACGCTGCTGGAAGAAATCTGCTCCCGTCTTAAAGCTGCGGATGAGCTGAACGAGGTAACGGTGCAAGATATTCAAGCGTTGCGGTCGCATGGCATTGACCTTAAAAGCATCGAAGAAGCTATTAGCAAAACAGCAGGGATTAGCAAACAAAAGCTAAATAGTTTGCTTAATGACGTTGTAGAGCGCAACCAGAAGTATTACACCGAAGTCATCGACTTTGCGCATGTAACGCAGCCAGAAACGCTTGTAGACGCGGCTACAGTGGATGCAATTAAGCGGCAGACCCATGACACATTCCGCAATTTAACGGCTTCTATGGGTTTCCTTGTGGGCAACACGATGTTAAAGCCCGCTCGCGCTTATCAGTGGGCTTTGGATAACGCAGAAATGCAGATTCAGAGCGGCGCGATCAACTACAATCAGGCCATCAAGACGGCAGTAAAGCAGCTTGCAGACAGCGGATTGAAGGTAGTTGACTATGAGAGTGGGCATCGAGATCAGATCGATGTTGCCGTGCGGCGAGCGGTTATGACCGGAGTAAATCAAATCTGCGCAAAGTATACGGAGCAGTCGGCAGAATATCTTGAGACGCCATATTTTGAGGTTTCCGCCCATGCTGGCGCGAGAGATAAGCCGGGGCCGTCACCGTGGTCAATCCATAAGAATTGGCAAGGCAAGGTATACAGTATTCGTGCAGGGGACATTTACCCGAGCATCTATGAGGTTTGCGGCCTTGGCGCCGTGGATGGGCTAGAAGGAGCCAACTGCCGACACCGCCGCAACGTTTGGGTTGAGGGCGTAAGTGAGCGCACATACACTGACGAACAACTTGCCCATATTGATGATGATCTCGGCTGCGAGTTTGACGGAAAGAAATACACCGCATACGAAGCAACGCAGATGCAGCGGCGCGTTGAGCGCGAGGCACGCAAACTAAATCGCGAAAAAGCTGCTTACAAGGCCGCAGAATTACATGAAGATGAGACTGCGGTAAACATAAGGCTGCGGCGGTTAAACGCGAAATACAAAGCGTTCAGCGTGGCGGCAGGACTGCCGGAGCAGCGGGAAAGAATGAAGGTGCTGTATTGAACTGGGAAGAAGTCAAAAAGGCAATCGATGCAATTTTGAAGCGCGGAAACGATGCTGAAATACGCCGAAAAGGCGACGGGTACATCGTTTTAGAGGTTAAGAAAACAATCAAATACAGCACTTCCGCGCAATAGGGCGTGGGAAAGGGCAATAGGAGCCAACTTGTAAGGAACGCTTACAGGTTGGCTCTTTTTCTTTCAGGAGGGAACGCATGGCTAACAGCAAAGTCACCATTTTAGGCACAGATTACGAAATTGTCGTTAAAAAGTACAGCGACGATGAGGCGTTTGAGCGCAGGAGCATTGACGGATATTGCGACCACCTTTTAAAGCAAATCGTAATTTGCGACATGACAACCTATAAGGGGTGGGAAAACGAGCCGGTAGAAACGGCAAAAGAAGCTCAAAAGCAAACGATACGGCATGAAATTGTACACGCATTTTTCAGCGAAAGCGGTCTTTCGGATAGCGGGCTTTCTTTTGAAGGGGCATGGTGCAAAAACGAGGAGCTTGTCGACTGGATCGCGTGGCAAGGACCGAAAATCCACAAGGCGTGGGAAATGGCAAACGCAATTTAGAACAGGTAAAACCCGCGAAGCATAGCGGTTTTTATACAACGTTCGCCCCCGAAGAATTGGGGCCAAAGAAAAGGAGAACGAATAACATGGCGAAATTTACGAGAGCGGAAATCAGGAATATTCTCGGCGAGGCTTGCACCGAAGAGATCGAGAATCGCTTGGTTGCGCTGCATCTGGGCGTGGTCGACCCACTCAAGGACGATCTCACAAAGTACAAGTCGGACGCGGAGAAGCTGCCCGGTGTCCAGAAGGAATTGGACGACCTCAAGGCGGCGGGTGACGGCGGTTACAAGGAGAAGTACGAGAAAGAACACTCGGCCTTTGAAGCCTTTAAGACCGACATCACGGCAAAGGAAAGCAAGGCGGCAAAGGAAAAGGCCGTGCGTGCTTACTTTGAGAGCAAAAACATCACCGGCGCGAATCTCGACCTTGCTATGCGCGGCTGCGGCGAAGAAATGGCCGCATTGGAGCTGGACGGAGAAAAGATCAAGGACACCAAGTCTCTTGATGCGCTCGTAGACGGCACTTACAAGGGGCTTGTCTCCAAGCAGACCGTTCGCTTCGACACTGGCGCGCGCTTTAACGGCGGCGGGAAACCGATGACAAAGGACGAGATTATGCAAATCAATGACAGAGCGGAGCGGCGCGCTGCGATCGCCGCAAATATGGATTTGTTTAGAAAGGAAGAATAAAAATGGCTGCTGATCCTAAGCTCATTAAGAAAGCTGACCTCGCGCGTGTGCGCGAAATTGAATTTACCGAAATGTTCGGCTATTCCATCAAGAAACTGATGGAGGCCTTGGGTGTGACCCGCAAGATCGCAAAGCAGGCTGGAACTGTGCTCAAGAGCTATAAGGCGACCGGCACGCTCGAGAGCGGCGTTGTGGCCGAGGGTGACACCATCCCCCTTTCCCACTACAAGACCGAGGCTGTGAACTACAAGGAGATCACGCTCAAGAAGTGGCGCAAGGCCACCTCTGCCGAAGCGATCACCGACCGTGGCTACGATCAGGCGGTGGAAATGACCACCGATGAAATGCTCAAGGATGTGCAGAAGGGCATCCGAAAGAGTTTCTTTGGCTTCCTCTCGACCGGCACCGGCGCAGTGAGCGGCAAGAACTTCCAGGCTGTCCTTGCGCAGGCGTGGGGCAATCTGCAGGTCCTTTTCGAGGACGACGAAATCGGCGCGGTCTACTTCATGAATCCGCTGGACGTTGCGGATTACCTGTCTACGGCCAACATCACCGTGCAGACCGCGTTTGGCATGAGCTACGTCGAGAACTTCCTCGGCCTTGGCACGCTCATCATGAACGCCAGCGTCCCGAAGGGCAAGATTTACGCCACGGCAAAGGACAACATTGTCCTCTACTACATCCCTGTCAACGGTGCCGATCTCGGCGAGGTGTTCGATTTCACTACCGACGCGACCGGCTACATCGGCATCCATGAGGAGCCTGATTACACCAACATGACCGCATCGGACACCGTCATTAACGGCATGGAGCTGTTTGCTGAGCGCATTGACGGCGTGGTCGTTGGCACCATCGACAACGGCGCGCTCGGCTCTTTGACGGTCGCCTCTGCCGCGGGCTCCAAGAGCGGCGATACCAAGCTGACCGTGTCTCCGGCAAAGGCCGCTGCGGGCAACAAGTATAAGTACACGTCCGGTGCCTCTGCCGCAACCGTCGCTTACGGTGACAACGTCGCCGGTTGGAACGATTGGGACGGCAAGAGCGACCTGACCATTGCGACTGGCCAGACCGTGACTGTGGTCGAGTGTGACGGCAACTACCACGCGCTCAAGAGCGGCAACGCGAGCGTGACGGCAAAGTGATAAGGAGGCGGCGCTGATGACTTACGCAGACTTTGAATACTACTCCGGCACTTACATGGGCGCTGTGAGCGAAAATGACTTCCCGCGTCTTGTTGTCCGCGCCAGCTTTTTCCTCGATTACTACACGCGCAACAGAGCGCAAGACAACGCTAATCTGGATGCGGTAAAGATGTGCTGCTGCGCGCTCGTCGACAAGTATGCAGTCATTGAATCAGCGCAGGCGCTTGCCGTGAAAAACCTTGCAAACGCTGCGGCAAATGACGCGGAAGTCAAAAGCGAAACGGTAGGTAGTTATTCCAGAACGCTTGCAACAGGCGGGGAATCCGCCCTGTCTGCACTCAGTGCGACGGACGGGGCAAAGAAACTGCTTGCGGAAACGTGCATGGAATACCTTGCCCATACTGGGCTACTGTATCGCGGAGGTGGTTGCAGATGTACGCTTCCAACACTGTAACGATTTACAACATCGTGCAGGAGATTGACCCAACAACGTTTGATGAGGTCGAGAAGGTTTATACCACAATCCTGCGTGGCGTGATGTTGCAAGCGTCGAAGGGCGTGAACGTGCGCGAAAGCGGCCTTGAGAGCGCGGACGCGGTAAATCTGTACATCCCGTTCGCCGTGGAAGCGGTGGACGGGGTAACAGGTAAGCCGAAAACATATATTGGGCCGCAATCGTTTTTCAAATCGGCAAACAAGTCCGGCCTGTGGACGCTCTCATACAAGGGCAACGGTGGCATGACGTGCTTTGTGAAGGGCGAATTTGTATCGGACGACATGACCGTCGTGCTGAGCCATGACGATTGCTACAACGTGACCAAGGTTGACGCTATGGACTACGGTAGCCCCGATATGCAGCACTGGGAAGTCGGAGGTGCGTAATGGGCATCAAGTTTTCCGTGCATACCGATGGAATGGACGCTGTAAGGGCCGCCATTGCAAAGGCGTGTACGCGCGCTGAGCACGTTTTAGCCGAGCAGATGGAGAAAGACACTCAGCCTTTTGTGCCGATGCTCACAGGCTCGTTAACGCAGCGTACAAGGGTAGTTGGCAACGACATCATCTACCCCGGCCCTTACGCGAGATTCCTGTATTACGGGAAAGTCATGGTTGACCCGAATACCGGCAGCACATATGCGCCGAAAGGCGGTACAAAGGTCGTGACTGACCGCAATTTAGTGTTCAACCACACGGCGCATCCACAGGCACAAGCTCATTGGTGTGAAGCATCGAAAGCACAGAATCTTGGAAAGTGGGCGCGTGTAGCAGAAAAGGCGGTGAAGAAGTACGAAACAGGTTAAAAAGACGGTCTCGGCAGCGGAAGAGGATCAAGTCTCCCGAAAGTTGCTTGCGTGGTTAAACACATTCCCTGACAAGCCGGTTGATTTGATTCGGTTCGAATTTCTTCCCGCCGATACTCCGGCGATGGCGCTGTCTACGATTCAGGCGGCGTATATCGTCAGGAAATACATTCTCGGCGGGTATCAGGCAGAATACCAATTCAAGGTTATCTACCGCATGAAGCCGGGGAACAGCAACGACAAACGGCTCAAAGCTGACGAGCTGCTTAACGCCTTGGGCGATTGGGCGGCAAGCGAGACACCGCCTGACATTGGCGACGGTCGACGCGTCATTCGCATTGAGCCGACAACGCGATCCTCTCTTTTCGCCATGTATGAAAATGGAGACGAGGATCATCAAATCCTTATGAAAATGAACTACGAGGTGATTAAAAATGGCTGATATGACCTTTAACACCACGGCGGGGCAGACCGTAGACCGAGAACTTCTGATTGCGTGTCTCAACACGGGCGAAACTGGAACCCCCACGTGGTCGCCCTTCGGTACGCGCGTCACAGATTCCAGCATGGAATATGACTGGCAGGAGGATTCCTCGAAGGATATTCTTGGCACGACGCGCACGACCATGAAGAAACCCATCATCACGCAGACCTTTGACCCGTCCGATCTGGACGCTGGGGATCCTGCCATCGTCAAGATTTGGAATCTCGCGGTCAAGGAGCAGAACGCGGCGGCGCTGGCGAATCAGGACGTGCTGATTGTCCACGCCTATGCAGGCACGGCAAAGACCGCAGTATTTGCGGAGCGCTATTCGTCCTGCATGGTTAAGCCCTCTTCCCTCGGCGGCGAGGGTGGCGGCTTTATCGGTATGCCTATCGACGTGACGCTTGGCGGCACGCGCACGGTCGGCACTGCCGCTATCTCTGGCAGCACGATCACGTTTACCGAGGGCGAATAAGAAATAGAGGGCTGGCGTTTGTCAGCCCTCATTTTGGAGGAAGGTATGGAACTCACTTTTGATTCTGGCGTAAAAGAATACACAATTCGCGGCGTAAACGGCGTTGTTACCGTTTACTTTAATCCTGCGGACGTGAACTTTGCAAAGAAAGCATATAAAACCTTTGATGACCTGCGCAAGAAGCAGGAGACCCGTGCAAAGACGCTCGAAAAGGATATCCCCGATGATGAGCTTTTTGACATGGTTGATTCTCTCGACAAGGAAATGCGTAGCATCATCAATGATTTGTTCGGACAGGACATTGCCGATACGCTTTTTGGCAGCGTCAACGCATATTCCGCGGCCAATGGTGCGCCGGTTTGGCAGAACTTTATGACCGCCATCATCGAGCAGTTTGATGAGGCAGTAAAGCGCGAACAGGCGCTTGCCGATGAGAAAATCCGCAAGTATACGCAGAAATACCGCAAATGATGTACGATCTTCCAACCTCGCTGAGCGTTTGCGGCGTTGACTATGAAATTCGCTCGGACTATCGCGCGGCGCTTGACGTGCTGGCGGCATTTGCTGCGACTGATCTGACAAACGAGCAAAAAGTGATTGCGGCGCTGGATATCTTTTATCCAGACTTCTTAAAAATGCCGGATGAGCACATTCCAGAAGCCGTGAAACAGATGACATGGTTTCTCGACTGCGGCGATGAAGGCGATAATCAAAAGCGACCTAAATTGATGGATTGGGAGCAAGACTTCCAATACATCGTGGCTCCCATCAACCACGTTGTGGGACATGAAGTGCGCGCAATGCCTTATTTCCATTGGTGGTCATTCGTCTCGGCGTACTACGAAATCGGGGATTGCTTGTTTGCAAACATCGTTCGAATTCGCAACCTGAAAGCAAAAGGAAAAACGCTCGACAAGTCGGATCGAGAATTTTACCGAGAAAACAGGCGGCTTGTCGATCTAAATAAGCCGATGACGGAAGAAGAAAACGACACGATCAATGCGTGGTTGGGCAAAAAAACGCCCGACGCAAAATAGCATCGGGCGAAGATGGTTACTTGTTTGCAATGAATTCAATTTCGTTTCCAGACCAAAAGTCGGGAGTAAAGCGGATTTCAATTTCTTCCCAGTTTTTGGGGACTTCGTATCCGACAACACCGGTCATTTTCTTACCGGCAGCAACGGCTCCATCTAACTGGGGTTTATCGGTTGCGATGGTGGCCGAAATGCTCAGATTTGTCGAGTAGTCATCAACATAGGCGTTGAACGATGCGATAGAGCTAACGGCAATATCTTTATCCGACTGGTTATCAATGGAGAATTCACAAAGCAAAAACACATTACCGTCATCAGGGGTGTTGAACTGCGATCCATTGCTTTCGGCGCAAGAATCAAACTTTACACTGATTCCGTTTAGCTCGGCGGTTTCTCCAACACTAAACGTTTGTTTCTCCGCGCCAGGATCATCGCCCATGTCGTTTAATGCGGCGGCAATCATGCAAATGCCGAAAATAGCAATGATAATCCCCAGCACTGGGTGGCGCTTTTTCTGCTTGGCTCCACACTGCGGGCAAGTGGTAGCGGATTTTGCGATAGATGCCCCGCATACCTTGCAAGTAGTCATCTTATCCATTTTTCATTCCTCCTTGTTATTATTTATGGCTGCTTGGATGATATCACGCAAAAAACCAAAAAGCAAGAAGGTGATATTATGGCTGACGGCGAAGTCGTATTTGAAGCGACTATTAGCGACAAAAAACTCCATCAGGAGTTGAACAAAGTAAAAAGCAATATCGAATCCTTACAAAAGGAGTTTAAAAGGCTCGGCGACCAGAAAACGCCGATGGAAGACCGGCTGCGCAACATCGGAGCAGAGCTGGATGCGGCGAAACAGGAGCTTGCCGATATGCGCACAGCGCCAAAAGGCACGTATGAGAAAATCGACGTGTCCGAGCAGGCCGAGCGCGTGCGAATGCTGCAAAGCGAATTTAACAAAACTGCAAATAGCATTGATAAGCTCAACGAAAAGCTCAACAAAACCGGCGATAAGATTTCCGACGCGAAAACGCAGGCAGTCGAGCTAACACAGCAGATCGAGGGCAGAGCCAAAGGCGCAGGGCTGCGCAATGCAACCGAAGCGGCGGCAGATTCCATGAAAGTATTTGGACAGCGCGTAAAATCTGTTGTCCGCAGCGCACTTGTTTTTACAGTTATTACCCAAGCTTTAACAAAAGTGCGCGACTGGGTAAAGAACGTCGTAATGGTAAACTCCGAGGCAAGAGAATCCATTGCGCAGCTTAAAGGAGTGCTTTTGACGCTGGCACAGCCTCTTGTAAGCGTAATTGTCCCCGCCTTTACACTGCTTGTAAAAGTTATTACGGCAGTAGTCTCGCAAATCACGCGTCTTGTGGCGCTTATCTCTGGCAAGAGCGTCAAGGCAACTGCTAACTCGGCAAAGGCGCTAAACAAAGAGACCAGCGCATTAAAGGGAACGGGCAGTGCCGCGAAGAAAGCGGCAAGTCAGCTTGCGGCGTTTGATGAGATCAACCAGATTTCCACCGATACCGCAAACGATGCGGGCGGTGGCGCATCCGCTGACGCAATCACTCCGGACTTTAGCTACATGGACGACATCAGCGACCGCTTAAAGAAAATCGCCGATGCAGTCATGCTCATTGCGGCAGGATTAGCGCTGTGGAAAATCAGCAGCAGCTTGCCGGGTGTGCTTGGCACTATTCTGCAAAAGCTCGGCGGCATCCTTATCGCGGTTGGAGGATTGATTCTTCTGTGGGACGGCTTATCCGACGCATGGAATAACGGCGTTAACTGGGGGAATCTGCTTGAAATGCTTGCAGGCACAGCGGCGCTTGCCGGGGGGCTTGCAATCGCATTCGGCAAAGTTGGGGCTGGCATCGGCCTTGTAGTGGCTGGCGCAGCAATGATTATCACAGCGTTTAAGGACATTTGTGATAACGGTGCAAATCTCAAAAACACGCTGTTACTGATTGCTGGCATTGTGGCAACGGGGTTGGGATTCTTCTTTCTGACCGGTAGTGTCATCCCACTTGTGATTGCGGGAATTGCTACGGTAGTTACCGCTGTGCTTGCTCTGACTGGCAATTTGACCGAGTTTGCGAGAAACCTTAAAGATAACATCCTTGGCGGCATTATCCAGTTTATCAAGGGCGTGTTCACTGGTGACTGGAATTCTGCATGGAATGGTGTCAAAAAGGTGTTTAAAGGCATTTGGAACAGCATCGTCATTATTGCTGAAAGCGCGGTGAACGCCATTATCAAGGGATTGAATTGGCTTATCAGCAAGATCAACACGATTAAGTTTACTGTCCCGAGCTGGGTTCCGGGTCTTGGCGGTAAAAGCATCGGGGGGCATCTTTCCTCGCTTTCCGAAGTACATCTTCCGCGTCTGGCAACCGGCGCAGTCATTCCGCCCAACAAAGAATTTCTCGCCGTGCTGGGCGACCAGAAGAGCGGGACGAACATCGAAACGCCGCTTGCAACGATGGTCGAAGCATTTAAGCAGGCTATGGCGGAATCTGGCGGCGGTACAACTACGGTCGTTATCCAGCTTGACGGTAAGGAAATCGCACGCAGCACCGTGAAGAACATTAACAACATGACACGCGCGGCGGGTAAGCCCGTGCTGTTGTACTAAGGAGGAGTAACATGGAAGTCCTTATTATCAACGGCACGGACTACTCCGATTTTATCGCCACAAAGGGTTATGGGTGGAGCCGCAACGACCTCGACAGCGATAAGACCACCCGCACAAAAGATGGGAAAATGCGCCGTGACAAGATTACCAGCAAGCGAAAGCTGAACTATACAACGCGCTCTATGCCTCGCGATAAGCTGGCAAAGCTCGATGATGACCTTAATGAGACAACGGTCACGGCCAAGTATCTCGATCTGCATGGCGTCAGAACCAGCACGTTTTATTGCTCGTCGATGGAATGCACGCTCGAAGAAGCAGCAGACGACAATGAGGTGTGGGGCGGCGCGACGTTTAACTTGATCGAGGTGTGATATGGGGCAGACGACAAGTGCGCTGTGGCGCGAGCTGCTTCACAAGCCCGGGACGGAACGCGAATACAAATTTATCATCAATGGTGTGGAATACGGGAAAGACGCGGAGGTTTCCCACTCTGTTGAATCTCAGCTGTTTGAAGAATTTGGCATCGGCAATGCCTGTTGCGCGACGCTGAAACTCGCAGTCGTCGCGGACAATATCCCGCGCGCCGCGACGATCAATCGCTATCTCAGGCTTGTTAATGGCAGTCAGGCGACAGACTGGATCCCAAAGGGCGTGTTTTTTACCAACCGCCGTTCCTGCGATGGGAATTATTGGGAACTCGAAGCATACGACGCTATGAGAAAGGCTGACGTTGTGTGGGAGCCAGAACAGTCGCTTAACTTCCCGATGACTATGCCTGACGCTGTAAATATCTTTTGCCAGTTGATGGGCGTGGAGCTGGATAGCCGCACAGTGCTCAATAGCTCATATACCATCGACTATCCCGCAAATGATTACACCATCCGCAATGAGCTATGTTTTATCGCAGCGGCGCACGGCGGGAACTGGATTATTACCGATGCAGGGAAACTGTTGCTTATTCCGTTGTTGTCCATGCCTACCGAGACGAACTATCTCATTACAGAAGCGGGCAACGCTATCACATTTGGAGGGGTGAGGATTCTTGTCTGATAAATATTACGTCGGTGGCGACATTACGAGTTTTTCCGACAACGGCAAGTATAAGCCTATTTCCCGTGTGACGTTGCTTGTGGATGATGAAAACAGCCTGACGGCGGGCGATGATACCGGCATGGAAGTTATTGCAAGTTGCCCTCACGCCACGCAGCCAATGGTAAGCGCGTTACTGCAAACCATGAAAGGCTACCAGTATCAGGCGTACGAAGCAGGCGCGGCAAACATCGATCCGGCGGCAGAGCTGGGCGACGGCGTGACGGTTGGGGGCATTTATTCGCCGCTTTCTAAACTCTCTGATGATGGGCGCGGATACGCGGGTATTTCTTCCCCCGGGGAAGCAGAGATGGAAGACGAATACCCAGCTGAGGGGTACATCACACAAGAGTTCAATCGCAAGATTGCCGAAACACGCTCGACTATCACCAAGACCAGCGAGGAGATCATGCTCAAGGTCAAGGGCGTTGATGGGCGCGTGACGTCGCTGTCGACGTCCATTGACGGCATTGAGGCCAATATTTCGAGCCTCAACGGCAGCATTACCAACATCAAGGCCGATATCAACGGCTTGCGCACGACTGTCTCGGGCAAGATCGACGGCAGCACAGCACAGAGCATGATCGACCAGAGCATTGACAAGATCACGCTGAGCGTATCGAGCAGCAGCAGCGGTACGACGTTCAAAATTCTCAGTAATGGTGTTGTCGTTGATTCGACCGGTTCGATCGACTTGCACGTTGACGCCGTCAACATTGACGGCACGCTGACGGCAAGCGAGATCGAGGGCGACACGATCACGGTGCGCAACGACAACGGACGGCGCTGCGGTTACATCTATACCGAGTACGCCAGCACGGCGGACTACAAAATGACGCTCGAGAGCAAGGCTATGGAGTTGAACGCGACGAGCGGAAACCTGTATCTGTCGGGGAATAACGGAAGATCAGCGCTCAATTTCGACTACGACTTCATCGATTGCCGCGGCGATTTCGCCCCGAATGCAGATAACCGGTACAATCTTGGCGCACCAAATTTTGTTTGGAGCACGATCTATTGCAGCACGAACGAGTTGAACGGGTCCGACCGGAACATCAAGAACAGCATTGAGGCGCTGCCGGTGAAGTACGTGCGCATGTTTGAGCTCGTCGAGCCGAAGCGCTACAAGCTGAACAGCGGCACGAGCGGACGCTATCACACAGGCTTCATCGCGCAGGAGGTAGAGGACGCCATGCGCGCGTGCGGCATTGATTCGCAGGAATTCGCGGGCTGGGCGGCGGTTAAGCTTGATGACGGCAGCGAGACCTATTTTCTGCGGTACAGTGAGTTTATCCCAATTCTGTGGGCCAAGGTGCGCGAGCAGGAAGCGCGGATTAGAAGATTGGAGGCATCGGCATGAAAGAAGCAATGGAACTTTTGAGCAACGCGTTTGACACGCTGAATAACACGTTGGTTTTGGGCTCGGAGGCGGGCAAGATCAGCGTCGTCAAGGCGCAGATTCAAAAGGCTTATGAGATTTTACATCGCGAGGCGGAAGAGCAGGAGAAAGACAAGCGCGAGCTTGTCGCGCTGAAATATCAGCTTGAGGATGCAAAAAAGAAAGCAAAAAAAGTAAAGGACGGCGAAGCCGAAACCGCGAAAGCGCCCGAAGAAAGCGAGGTAACGGATGGCTGATAAAGCAATTTCCGACCTCACTCAAGCGGTACAGATTACCAACGAAGACCTGTTTGTGCTTGAGCAGAGCGGCGAGGCGAAAAAGCTGAAAGGCTCGCAGGTCGTGCAGTACGCCAAGGATTCCGTTTCGGCAGAGGTGCAGGGCGCCAAGGAGTATGCTGACAGCGCCAAGGCATCGGCTGATGCGGCGGCAAAGGACGCAACCAGAGCGGAGACCGCTGCGCAGGGCATCGACGACAAGGTTGCTGCGGCTGACGCTTCCGCAAAGGCGGCGGCATCTTCTGCGTCGGCTGCTGCTGCATCTGCGACCGGCGTTGACGAAAAGGTACAGGCCGCGCAGACAGCGGCAACCAATGCGGCAAAGTCTGAGACGGCGGCAAAGGCTGCGCAGACCGGGGCTGCCAACGCGCAGAAAGCGGCGGAGAGTGCGCAGACCGGCGCACAGGCCGCTAAGACGGCGGCGGAATCGGCACAGGAAGCCGCTGAGAGCGCAAAGGACGCGGCGGCGGGTAGTTCGACCGCTGCGGGGCAGAAAGCGACACAGGCCGCTCAGAGCGCCGAGGACGCGGCTTCTGCCAAGTCTGCGGCAGAGACGGCAAAGACCGATGCTCAGGCGGCACGCGACGCCATCGTCAACATGAACGTCGAGGCGGTGACGCTTGAGACGGGCAAGCCCGCGATGGTGAGTAAGTCCCTTGTGGACAACGTCTATAAGCTGGCCTTCGGTCTGCCACGCGGTGAAACGGGTGCAACAGGCCCGCGGGGTGCAACCGGCAACGGCATTTCCGGCATCGCGCTCAAGAGCGGCACACACGCTCCCGGCACAAGCGATGTCTATACCATCACCCTGACGGACGGCACGGCGTTTGACTTCGAGGTCTATAACGGCGCGAACGGTCAAGGCGCTGGCGATATGCTCGCAAGCGTCTACGACCCGCGGGGCAAGCGGACGGACGTCTACAAGTACGCTGATGACGCTGTCAAGGCAATCCATACGCCGGATGTGTCCGGCAAGCTCGACAAGCCTGCAAACGACGCAACCGCGACAGCGGGGCAACTGCTTACTAAAACCGCGGACGGGCAGGAATGGAAAGACCGCGAAGAAGACATGTTTGTTGTGAATATGACCTCAAGCGATATGAGTAATATCGATTCCGTGGACAAGACCTTTGAAGAAGTGCAAGCGGCGCTTGTCGCAGGAAAGACCGTAGTGGCACGTATGCACTTCAATAACTCTGATCCCGGTAGTAGAGGTATCTATGACTTCATGAAGGCCGCATGGATTAAAGATAAATTAATAGCGTTTTCGTTAACGGCTATGAGGGGTACGCTGCTGGCTATTACCATGTCCTCGGAAAAGACCAGTTTGTCACAGTTCTTAGCACAACCTGAAATCACAGCCATAGGTCTTCTCAAGGGTGATGAGGGCGGTGTCATCGCCGCAACCGCGGGTACAGACTACGTTGACCCCGATGGCGACGGCAGCAACGTCACGGCAGCATTCACTGAGGCAAGCACGCGGGTGAACATCGCGACGGGCGAAAAGCTCTCTGTGCTGTGTGGCAAAATCGCAAAGTGGTTCGCAGACCTCGGCAGTCTGGCGTTTAAGTCGACAGTGGCAAAGTCCGACCTTGACAGCAGCGTACAGACTATGCTGGCCGCTGGCGAAGCCAAGATGCGCAAGGTAACGCTGACGGTGGCAGGGTGGAACGCCAACACCAAGCAGCAGACCGTTACGGTCTCCGGCATTCTCGCCGACGGCACAAAGCAGAAGGTGACCTGCTCTCCTGTTGACGAAAGCTACGACAGCGCGTGGAATTCCTGCTATGTGCAGTGCGTCGGTCACGGGGCGGATTCGCTGACCTTCCAGTGTGACGAGACCCCGACAGCAGCCATGGAGGTTTACGTGTCGATCCAGCCGGTCAGTTTTGTATCGTGAGGTGAGCGTATGATTGTAAACTATCCAAGGATGAGACGGCACCGCGCGGCGTGGCCGGATGACCTCGATACAGCATTAGAATTTTCATCGGCAAATTCATTTTCGATTTCGGCTCCCAAAAACTGGGATGGCAAATTAGAATATACCAACGGACGCGAATGGAACACATGGGATGGGAGTGAAATTACTTCCGGCAAAACCGGGAACAATTATTGCATTTATTTCAGAGGGACAGGGAATTCAAAAATAACCGGAAAGACTTCCAGCAGCGCAAAATGGAGCCTTATCGGGGCGAATATTGCCTGCAACGGGGATATCGACTTTCTGCTAGACTATGCAACCGTAAAAAACGGGAATCACCCCGCAATGGCGAGCTACTGCTACAGCTCCATGTTCTTCGGCTGCACAAGCCTTACGATAGCACCGTCGCTGCCCGCAACTACGCTGGCGGGTTACTGCTACCGCTTCATGTTCTATGGTTGTACGAGCCTCACGGCAGCACCGTCGCTGCCTGCAACCACGCTGGCGAACTACTGCTATGACACCATGTTCCGAGACTGTAAGAGCCTCACGGCAGCACCGTCGCTGCCTGCAACCACGCTGGCGAACTACTGCTACCACTCCATGTTCTATGGTTGTAAGAGCCTCACGGCAGCACCTTCGCTGCCTGCAACCACGCTGGCGAACTACTGCTACTACTCCATGTTCCAAGGCTGCACGAGCCTCACGGCAGCACCGCCGCTGCCTGCAACTACACTGGCGAACTACTGCTACCACTCCATGTTCTATGGTTGTAAGAGCCTCACGGCAGCACCGTCGCTGCCTGCAACCACGCTGGAGGGTTACTGCTACCGCTCCATGTTCTATGGTTGCACAAGCCTCACGACAGCGCCGTCGCTGCCCGCAACTACGCTGGCGAGCTACTGCTACTACAACATGTTCCAAGGCTGCACGAAAATCAAACTATCCTCCACGGCATCCGGAACATATACCAAGTCGTACCGCATCCCAAAAAGCGGAACCGGGACAATGGCTTCAAGTGCGCTTAGTAATATGTTTGCCAATACGGGAGGCACGTTCGCTGGCACCCCAGAAATCAATACCACCTACTATTTGGATGAGTCCAACACCATTGTGTAAAGGAGGCTAACATGGCAGAATTTATCAAAGTTGGCGGGCAGGAGTATCCTGCGACGCTGATCTACAACTATAAAGACCGAAACTGGGACATGCGCGAGACGCAGACGGTGCACCTCACCATGCCCTACGCGCAGGCGGCGGCGCTGCTGCCCGACAACACCCCGTGGAGCATTGTGCAGCGCGAGACGGTGGACGTGCTGGACGAGCAGGGACAGCCCACGGGCGAGACAAAAGAGGTCGTCAACGAGTACGATAACAGCGAGTACAGCCTCGCGGGTGACATCACCGACCACCGCGACGGCACCGTATCTATCAAAATGGGCAGGCCTACGGAATCCGAGCTTTCGACTGCGACCGTCACGGCGCTGGTCGGCCAGAGCATCACGCCGCAGCGCGCGGCAAAGCTGCGACCGATGATCGAGGCGGCGGCGACGAGCCTGCCGGACGGCGAAGCGGCAAAGGCCGTTGAGCTGTTTCCCGCGTGGGCAAATCCCATCAGCTACATTGTGGGCAACCGCGTAAGCGACGGCGGCAAGCTCTACAAGTGCCAGCAGGCGCACACCTCGCAGGAGGGCTGGAAGCCGAGCGCAACGCCCGCGCTGTGGGTCGTGATCGACATTGCCCACGCGGGCACGCAGGATGACCCCATCCCCGCAAGTCGCGGCATGGAGTACGAGTACGGCAAGTACTACCTCGATAGCGAGGACGGCAAGACGTATAAGTGCGAGCGTATCGGCGAGGCCGCCGGCGGGAAGATCGTCTTGCAGTATTTGCCGCATGAGCTGGTAGGGAACTATTTCACGGCGGTCTAAGGCCGCAGAAAGGGAGCGGGATATGGATAATGCAAAGCACTACGATGATGCGGCGATCGCGCTGATCGAAAGCCGATGCAAAAGCAATACGCACCGCATCAACGAGCTGCAGGAGCATCAAACGGCGCTTGACAGGCTGGCAACGTCTGTCGAGGTGTTGGCGACCAAGCAGGAGACTGTCGAGGGCGACGTCAAGGAGATCAAAGAGGACGTGAAAGCCATCACTGGCAAGGCGGGGAAGCGCTGGGACAGTCTGGTCGACAAGGCTCTCGCGGCACTGGCAGGCGCGTTTATCGCGTGGCTGCTGTCGGGTGTAGCCCTATGAAGAATCTGAGAAAGAGGGATAAGTACGTCATCGCGGCAGTGCTCAACCTCTGCTGGTACTGCATTGCGGTGCTCGTATTGACCGCGCATGACAAGGTAGTGCCGGACAGCCTGACCGTCGCGTGGTTCGCGGCGTGGACGGCAGAACTCGGCCTGCTGGCGGGAATCAAAATCAAGGGAAAGGACGAATAACATGGAACTGATTCACAAAAGACTGGCAAACCTGATGAGCGTCAAGAGCATTGTGACGCTGGTGCTGACGGGTGTTTTCGCCTACATGGCGGTCACGGGCAACATCTCGCAGGACTTCATGACGATCTATGCGGTCATCATCGCGTTCTACTTCGGCACGCAGTCGCAGAAGGCACAGGACGTGATCGACGGCAAGGGTGACGAAAATGTATCACAGTAGGGACATTGCTGACCTGCGGGCGGACGTGCGCGCAAACTGCGTCATCTTCCTCGCCCTCTGCAAGGAGGCGGGGCTTCCGGTGCTCGTGACCGAGACAGTACGAGATGACGAGTACCAGCGCTATCTTGCCGCAAACGGCTACGCGGCAAAGACCGCGACGCGCCCGACGTTCCACGGCGTCAAGGCGGGACTTGCGTTCGATATTTGCAAAAACGTCAAGGGGCATGAGTACGACGATCCGTTGTTCTTCGCCCGCTGCGGGCAGATCGGCAAGCAGGTCGGCTTTTCGTGGGGCGGCGACTGGAAGAAATTCCCCGACCGCCCGCATTTCCAGTGGGACAACCACCTCAAACACACAGGGAGCATGATTTTGGCGGGGAAGTACCCGCCGGAAATGGAGGAGTACATGGATCAGGCAACGTTTAACAAGATGATGGACAGCTATTTGGCACAGCTGCGCACGAAGCCCGTCTCCACGTGGGCGGCGAAAGACTGGGCGGCGGCAAAAAATGCGGGCATCACGGATGGCAGCGCCCCGCAGGGGCTTATCACGCGGCAGGAAGCCGTGACGATGATCCAGAGAGTGACAAAATAACGTGTCCTAATCGGGAACAGGAAGGAGCGGGCGGCGAAAGCCCACGCGCAAGCGCCTCTGCAAGCCCTACACGGGCATGGACAGTCAGCACAGGTCAATCCGCGCGCAATTATCCTCTATGGCCCCCAAGCGGGCCGTGGCGTATATCTTATCGTTTGAGCTGCCCGAGGACGAGGCGGCGTGCATCATTGAGTGCGATGTGCGGCGCAAGAGCTACGCGCAAGTATGTGCAGCGCTGCACCTGTCGCCGGAAGCAGTCAACCGCTGCCGCAGGCGAGCATACCAAAAAATAACAGACGGGCAAAGAGAGCACCGAGGTTAATCGGTGCTCTCTTTTTGCGGTTATATAAGGTCTTTTGGATTCACGCCGAGAACATCGGCAATGGCGATCAGGTTTCTTGCGGTTAAATTACCGGCGTCGGCGTCTCCCATTTCCACGCGCTGAATCTGGCGGCGGTTCACGCCGGATTTGACAGCGAGGTCGGTTTGCGTGAAGCCTGCCATGCGGCGCGACCATTCAAGCTTTGAGATTGGGCGGTTATGGCAGTCGCGCCCGTAATTGACCAGCGAACAGGCAGTGCAATCGCTTTCTGCAAACTGGCAGTCCGGATATTTCTTCCCCATAGGACACCTCAAGCGTCAATCTCTTCCGCACCGCCGTTACCGGCGTTAACCAGATCGACAATCTCGCGAAGACAAGCAGCGGGGTTTTCTTCGCCACCCTCCCAGCCGTCCGCAATGGGGTCACTGCCATCTTTGAGAGCAGCCAGCGTGTCGAGCACGAGGCCGCGATCAAAGTCACTCAGATAATAAACGCATTCGCCGTCTTCGTTCAAAATGGCAAGATGCAGGCCACCAGCGTTGTCTTCAAACATTCGATACGTGTACTTCATGGCCATTTCCTCCTGTGGGTTTCCCTCTTGTTTATGTTTCTATTGTACGCTAATATTAGCGCTCAGTCAAGAGTTTTTTAAGACTTCGCAAAATATTTTTTGACCAAATAATGACCAAACGATGACCATTTGCGGGGCGCAATCCACGGTATGATTGAGGAAACAAAGGAGGTGCGGCGATGTACGACCGACTTTTAGCTTTGGGCTTTACTGAGCAAATGGCGATGGACATTTTGACACTATTTCCTGATCCCGACGAGCTGCGCACTTACGTCTATTTTGCGGAGCTTTTTCATGTATAGCTATTTCAACCCAAATCCCAACGGGCGCAACGTGTCGGACTGCGCCGTGCGCGCGATCTGCAAAGCAACGGGTAAGGACTGGGGCGAGGTCTATTTATCCCTCTGCATACAGGGGTACTTAGACGGCGATTTACCAAATGCAAACGCCTGTTGGGGCGCGTATCTGCGGTCGCTTGGCTATCGGCGCTATATCATGCCGGACACCTGCCCCGACTGCTACACGGTCGGTAAGTTCGCAGACGATCACTCGCACGGGACGTATATTCTCGCCCTCTCCGGTCATGTCGTGTGCGTGCAAGACGGCGTGATCTATGACAGCTGGAACAGCGAGAACGAAATCCCGCTTTATTACTGGGTCAAAGAAACGGAGGAATGAACATGGCATATCCCTATTTCAACCCCTATTATCCGCAGCCGATGCCGGACAACCTCATGCAGATGCGGCAGATGCAGCAACCACAGATGCAGCCCATGCAGCAGCCTATGTCGCAGCCAGTGCAACAGAACCCCATCGCACAGGGCGGCGTGCAGTGGGTAAACGGCGAGCAGGAGGCAAGAGGCTATCTCATCGCGCCCAACTCTGCTGTGGCGCTGTGGGATTCTACCGCGCCGACTGTGTATCTCAAGCAGGCGGATGCAAGCGGGAAGCCGACGCTTAAAATTTACGACCTTGTAGAGCGCGCAGAAACGCCCCGCACAGCGCCGCAGGAAAAGAGCGTGGAATTTGTCACCCGTAAAGAGTTTGACGCTCTGGCAGCGCTTGTGGGCGAAATAAAGGGCAAGAAAAAGCGCAAGGTTGAGGAGGACGAGGATGATGAGTAATCCTTTTTTTGGCGCTCTTGGTGGCGGGAACGGCTTTTTTCAGATGATGCAACAGTTTCAACAGTTTAGGGCAAATTTTCAGGGTGACCCCAAAGCGGAAGTCGAAAAGCTTTTGCAATCTGGCGCTATGAGCCAGCAGGAGTTAAACCAACTTCAATCTATGGCAAAGCAGTTTGAACCCTTATTCCACTAATCTTATCGTGGCCACGATTTGATAAATAAAAATTTTTCAAAGGAGTGATACTATGTCTCTTTCCGACGGTGCTCCCATGATGACTATGCCGGTCGCGCCCGCGAACAACTACGGCGGCGGCATGGGCATGTGGGGCGAAAACTGGATCTGGATTATCGTTCTTTTCCTCTTCGGCTGGGGTCGCAACGGTTTTGGCAACGGCAACAGCAATGGCGGCGGCGTGGTCGACGGCTACGTGCTGACCTCTGATTTTGCCAATGTCGAGCGCAAGATCGACAGTGTAAATCAGGGCCTTTGCGACGGATTTTACCAGCAGGCGCAGCTTGTCAACGGCACCAACATGGCGATGGCAAACGGCTTTGCACAGGCCGAGCTTTCCCGCAGCAACCAGCAGGCAGCGCTTATGCAGCAGCTCAACGCCATGCAGATGCAGGCCGCTAATTGCTGCTGCGAAAATCGTGCAGCTATCGCGCAGGTGCGCTACGACATGGCGGCGCAGGCGTGCGACACGCGCAACACCGTACAGAACGCAACGCGTGACATCATCGACAACGCCAACAGCAACAGCCGCGCAATCCTCGACTTCCTGACGCAGAGCAAGCTCTCTGACCTTCAGGCCGAGAACCAGGGCTTGAAGCTGGCGGCAAGTCAGGCGGCGCAGAACAGTTATCTGGTCTCGCAGCTGCGTCCCTCTCCCATTCCGGCTTACACGGTGCAGAACCCCTATTGCTGCAACCAGTATGCGGCTTGCGGCTGCTGACAACTGCATAGCATAGCTTTTTCGTGACCTCACGAAAATGTTCGGCCCCGTGCCGATACTGACAACAACGCGGCGGGGCAATAGCCCTGCCGCTGTATTTTAACTGAGAAAGGAATGATTTTAATGGCAGAATTTACTTCTGCGGCAATTCAGACCGTTGCTGCTGGCCAGAACGTTCCCCTGACTGAAACGGCGGTCAATAGCAAGCCCTGTATCGTACATCGTCAGGGCGCAGGCGTTGTCACGCTTCGCGGCATCACCAATCAAAATCGCGCCCTGTTTAGGGTCTCCTATGGCGGCAACATCGCTATTCCCACCGGAGGCACGGTCGAGGCCATCACGGCGGCGCTTGCCATCAACGGAGAGCCGCTGACCAGTGCAACGGCGACCGTCACTCCTGCGGCTGTAGGAAACTACTTTAATATTTATGTTTCCGCGCAGGTCTGCGTCCCGAAAGGCTGCTGCCTGACAGTCGCAATGGAAAACACCAGCACTCAGGCCGTCAACTTCGCCAACTCGAACCTGACGGTTGAGAGAATCGCGTGAAAGGAGAATGGACATGAGCAAGAAAGCAATGTATGATCTGCGCAATATGCTGTGCAACGAACTCGACGAGTTGGCGCGCAAGGGCGAGCTTGGCGCGGGCGACCTCGAAATTGCGCACAAACTGACGGGCACCATCAAGAACATCGATAAAATTGAGATGTTGGAGGACGACGGCTATTCCCGCGATGAAGACTATTCTCGCCGCTATTCCCGCGACGGAGACTGGCAGTCTGGTATGCGCGGCGCTTATGACCGCGATATGTCCAATGCGAGACGTGGCACGCATTATGTGCGCGGCCACTATTCCCGTGACGGCGGCATCGGCAACATGAAACGCCAGTTGCAGGAAATGTTGGACAACGCCGATGACGAAAGCATCCGCAGAGCCATCCAGCGTTGCATGGACACGATTGAGGGCTAAGGGGGGTGCACCCCTATGGTCGACGAGAATGAGGTCAATCGCTGGATAGCTCGCCTTGAAACGGAAGAATCAAGCTGGACAAACTATGAGCGGCTTGCCGTGCTGTATGCCATCCGTGACCAGCAAAGCGGCAGCAGGGAGATGGCTTTGCCAATGGCATACTCCGCAGCGCCCGCGCCGGTCAGCGTCGAAACATACGGAGACAGTGATTTTCTGCGCGCCGTGTCGAAAGTCTCGCAAGAAAAGGCGTGGGGCATCATGGACGAGCTGATGGACAGTTTGAAAATCGTAAACGAGCGCGTCTATAATGGCGTTATGCGAAAGCTCGGTAGTGAGTAAAATGCTTTGAATATTCACGCATACGCAAATCTATAGGTGAATTTTATGGCTAACAAATGGCTAACAAAAGTCTAAAAAACGCTGTAAAATAAAGGAATTTTGCTCCCCTGCTAAGGGAGTAGGGCGTGTAAAAAGCGCCGCGGAGGTTCAAATCCTCTCTTCCGCGCCAAGAAAAGCAAGAGAAAACATTGCGTTTTCCCTTGCTTTTTCTTTTATATCGTCTTGTTTTGCTAAGAAAAGTTCAATTCTTGCATTTCAGAAAATGCCTTTACCCATAAGTTTACCCCAATTGGATTTTTTACCCCTAAAAACTGCGGAAAGAAGCTCCACCGGCCGGCTGACTGGTGGAGCTTTCTTTTATGCCTTTTTCAGCTTTTCATAATATGACTGCGTTCTTGCTGCGGTGTCCTTCATCATCTGTTCTGATGTGTGGGCGTAGACGTTCAATGTGAAACTTGCGGTAGCGTGTCCCATGAAGTCTTGCACGCTTTTAATGTCCGCGCCGCTGGCGATCATCACCGTGGCTGCGGTATGGCGCAGATCATGCACACGCGCGTCCGGGCGTCCGATGCTGGCGGCAATTTTCTTAAAATATTTGTAGAAGGTATGAATGGCAAGATGCGCACCCATTTCATCGGTAAAGACAAGGTTGTCGCTGTTGTTCCAGAGCTTACCGGCTTTGAGCTTATTTTGCGCCTGCCGGCGCTTTTCATCGCGGAGATATTCAAAGCAGAGCGGGGGCGGCTCGATCGTGCGCGGCTTGCTGCTCTTGGTGGTGTCGGCAATGTAGTAAGCGCCGTTCTTTTTCTTCTCACGCTGTAGCTGCTGACTGACGGTGATACGCCCTTTTTCAAAGTCGACCTGTGACCACGGGAGACCGAGCAATTCTCCCTCACGAAGACCGGCAAGTAGACAGACGGCAAGCGCGTTTCGATAAGGACTGTCCTCGATCGCTTCAAGGAACTTCGGAATGTCCTCATCACGCAGCGGCGCTATTTCGCGCTGTACCACCTTCGGTTGCTCTGCGGCGTCACAGGGGTTATACTTACAATGATTCCCTGTTTCAATGCAACTGAGAGCGCCTTATGCAGTACGGCAGCGCAGTTCTTGACGGTCTTTCCGCTCAGCCCCTTCTTGGTCATGGCGTTATAAACCTTCTGGACGTGCGCGCCGCGCAGAGCTTGCAGCTCGATAGCGCCGATCTGAGGCTTGATGTAATTCTTGATACAGGCCTGATAGTGAAGATATGTCGTCGGCTTGATCTTATTGGCGGCAAAGGTGTCGAGCCATTCATCAAGCCATTGTGCGACTGTCGTCTTTTGTGGTGTCAGATATGTACCGCGGTCGATCTCACGGAGAATGGCCGTCATCTGCTTGCGCACGGCAGCTTGCGTCTCACCGTAGATGCTGCGGCGGATCGGCTTTCCTGTGCCTGGGTCATTGCCGACGGTCACGCGCGCTTCCCATCGACCGTCAGGACGCTGCCGGATGCTGCCTGCGCCTGATGCGGCGCGGGTATTAGCTTTTCTTGGCATTGCTTTTTCCTCCTGCATTTGTTATGATTGGAGGGCAGTAGGCTTTGTCAGTTTGCTGCCCCTTATAACCGTCCTCGGTGCTGCAACACCGGGGTCGGTTTTTTACTTTTGTGTGCCTCGCTTGATCTTCTCAGCGGCATTGACGCCTTTGACAAATTTTTCGGCGCGTTTGACGGTGTTGCGCCCAATGTTATGCTCTTTTGCAATGGTTTCAGCTGTATCGCCTTTAATCAAAAGCCCATTTTGGGCCTTTGATTTTCTATCTCCGCCTACAGTCATTTTCTGCGCCTCGTACTGCCGACCGATCAAGTATGTCTTCTGTGCGCCTATTAGATTATTTACTCCATAGTTAAATGTTTATTTTTTGATTTTCTTTTTTTGAAAGAGTTCAACCAAGTTATGTATTGCGCCTCAATCTTAGGATCACTCTTTAATTTCTCTCGCCACTCTGCAGCCTCATTTGTGAACGCAAACAATGCTTGCTGCGCCTGGCCTTGTGTTGACGGCGGAGCTTCTTTTGCACGTCTTGCCATCATGGTATAGATGCTATGATAAATCCGTGCGGTTTCATTTCCCTTTTCTCGCAAAAGTTGCTTTTTATATTTTGCAGCTTGTTTGCAATTCATGTTGGGATATTCTTTACTACGGCGAATGCAATACTTTTCGTCAGCTTTTTTGGGAATAAACAGCTTTCCGCAATTTGCACAACGCTTTATTGTATAGCCATTTGTTGCGAGATAATGTAATTCAGCAACACATAATTGTTCAATAACCTCGCGAGTTAAACCACGAACAAAAAAACAACGATATAGATCACAAGTGATCTCTTTCCCGTTGTCATTCTGTTTAGCAATTCCGTGAAATGGAACTTCAAATCCATAAGAAATAACAATGTCTTCAAACATCTTCAAATCTAATGCTTTGTCACCTTTAATTTTTTCATCAAAGATTCTTTGGAACATTGATTGACACATTTTGGCAGCAGGTAAATTTACATCATATTTAAATTCTTCTGCGCCCCAATAAACATGATTTACTTCGGGCGAATCTTTTCCAAAGTCATCATAACTAATTTCTAAGTCGGAGATAAATGATAATAACGGATATCCGAGTTCAACAATTTTATATGATTTTTTCTCGGCCACACTTATTAAACACTCTTTATCGTAGCCACGCCAAAACTGTAATGTAATCATCTAATCCCCCACAAAGTTGATTCCCTTGTTATATAAAAAACGAGAAATAAACAAATAAACACAAAATTGCTTTCTTTCTAGTATTATATACTCAGAAAGCAACGATGTCAAGTTTGTTGTTGCTGTCATTACAGTATGGGGGTGAAATAAATGAGCAATGAAGCACTCCGGCGATTTGCTGCTGGGAACGGTGTGAAGCTCTGGCAGGTGGCCGAAGCACTCGGAATCGCAGATACCAGCCTTTCGCGAAAGATGCGGAAGGAGCTACCGCCAGACGAAAAAGAAAGAATCGTCAGAATCATTCGAGAGCTTTCGCAGGAGGTGGTTTGATGGCGACGCTTGAACCTATCGCGGTCACAGAGAAACAAAAAATCTTTGAAATCATTCGGGAAATTTCTGCTGAGATGTAAGGGGTTAACGGCTCTTTATATTTAGATAATGTGTTGTCATTGTGTAAAATCCCGTGCTATGTTGTTTGGTACAGACAGGAGGCGATTTTTGTGGGACTTGAAACAGAGAAACTTTTTTTGCGTCCGTCTAAGGCCGCACAGCTTGTGGACACAAGCAGGCAAACGCTCTACGCTTGGATGCGGCTGCCGGGATTCCCTGTATACCGGATTGGGGGCAGCACTCTTATCGCTGCCGATGAGCTTGTCGAGTGGATCAAGACACAGGGGCGGTGAGCGGGTGACATATCTCGATCTTTTGAACTCGTTCCATCAATGGCAGAAGAGCAATTATCTGCCAGGAAATGCAAGGCTACTCTATTACGGGTTACTTGCCGTTTTCAATGAAGCGCGATGGCCGGAGCAGGTACAGATCGATAACTTCCGGCTCATGTCTATGCTCGACACGCGAACGGAGAGGGTAGCAATCGCGGCGAGGGATAGCCTTGTTGCTGCTGGCCTAATTGAATATAGCCGGGGAAAAAAGCGTTCTCCAAACACTTATCGGCTAAAATATACCCCTCAAAAAGTCAGTGAAAATGGCAGTGAATCAGGCAGTGTTTTTGACAGTGAAACGGTAAGTACATCGAGCAGTGTATCAGTATCGAAAACAGTCAGTCATATAAAAGAAAAAGATAAAGATGTTTCTTTTGTTCCGCCTCCCGCCGGAACGAAGAGATCGAAGAAGGTTTTTGAGCACGACTCTCTTCCATATCGCGCTGCGCGCTGGCTCGCGGATCAGATTGAAGGTCGCTTACCAAACTGCACGGCGCATTCAGAAACGACCTTGCAGAATTGGGCGGCGGACTTCGACAAGTGCCATCGACTGGATGGGCACAGCTGGGAGGACATCGATAAGGTTTTACAGTTTTCACAGTTTGATTCGTTCTGGCAAAGCAACATCCTGTCAGGGGGCAAATTCAGAAAACAATACACGCAGCTCCTGGCAAAAATGGGGGGTGGCGGCACGTGATGCAGGACACTTCTTCTCTTGAATATTCCTTGACTGCGACGGTCTGTCTTGAATCGCAGCAGGTCTTGAAACTTCGGCAGCTTGTGAGCACGGACGATTTTTCCATTCCGGCCTGCGCTACAGTTTTTGGCGCTGCGGACAGCGCTGTATCACGGGGCAAAGCGTTTGATGCGAACATCGCCGCTGACGGTCTTCGCGGGCTTGTGGATGCCCCTCGTAAGTTCCTCGCCGAGTGCATCGACGTGACGCCTACCGTGGCACACGCGGAGGAATATGCCCGCCTGTTACATACCAGAGCCGCGGAGAAGCGGCTAAGAGATGGTGTGCTTGCGGCACTCGATGAAGGGAATCCGGCAACAGCGATTGCCGAACTCTGCAAGGCGTTTCTCCTTGACAATGCAGGCGGACGACTGAAAAGCGTCTCGCAGGCCCTTACAGAGACCTTGCAGAGCCTTTCAGTGCAGGAGCAGGCCCGTATCGATACGGGATTCCCAAAATTGGATAGCATTTTGAAGGGGTTCGAGGGGGGACAGCTCATCATCGTCGGTGCTCGCCCAGGGGTCGGCAAGTCTGCTTTTCTGCTCGACCTTGCAGAAAGTGCAGCTCGAGCCGGAAACGAGACGCTTTTCGTCTCGCTGGAAATGAATGCTTCCGAGTTGACCGAGCGCTTGCTTGTGCGCCGCAGTATGGCGACGATGGATGAACTGATTGACCGCGATTTGACTGATGAGCTATGGGACGATATCGCGGCGGCGTCTAACCGCCTTGAACGTCTTCCTCTTCATTTTTGGGACAGGCCAGCGGCAACAGTGAGTAAAGTTCGAGGTGCAGCGGCGACCATTCAAAACCTGCGATTGATCGTCATCGACTATCTCGGCCTGATGCAGGCCGAGCGCCGTGCGGACAGCCGAAATCTTGAGCTCGGACAGATCAGCCGCGACTTAAAAAACCTTGCTTCCGAGCTGCAAATCCCCATCGTTGCGGCGGCACAACTTAACCGTGGTGTCAACGATACCGAGCGCCCGACCCTGCTTTCTTTGCGCGATAGCGGAGAGTTGGAGCAGAACGGCTCAAAAGTATTGTTCCTCTGGAAGATCGATGAGTTCGGGACAGTTGGGGTGTCCGTTGCGAAAAACCGCCGCGGTCGTCAAGGCGTTGTGCAGATGAACTTTGACGGCGCACATCAAAAATTCACCGAGCTTTCGGAGCCGTACCGCGAGCCAGAGAAAAAACGCCGGGGCGGATTTTTGGAGGGTGGCACATGAATATCTGAGGAGAGAAGAAAGAAAAGATGGTCAAAATTCAAATTTTATGGCGGAGGATTTATGACTATCTTGGAAGCGTACAGCATTCTAAAATCAACCAAACCCGCGCGCTGTGAGCGTGAGCGCTATCGCCAGCGTGACGAAATACAGCACCGTGTAATTCCGCTTTTGCCTGCTGATGATCGAGATAAGTTTGAGCGGGCAATGAACCGTCATTTTCGATTATAAAAAAAGCTCTCCCCAAATAGGGAGAGCGGCTCTTGCGGTGAATCCGATTTGTCGATTCTGATTTTACCACAGGAGGAGCGGATATGCAAGCAAAACCACTTGCCACAAATCTTGGCGAACAGGCAAACAAAATTGCAGTGTCAGTGCAGTCCGGTGACGGTGATGTATTGGCCTTGTGGGGGATGTGCCGCCGATATGCTATGCAGCAGGCTACACGGTGGCTCAGAGCGTTTGAGAGCAGCGGCGGTGTCGAATTAGACGACCTTGAACAAAGTGCGTTTATCGGGCTTCTAAAAGCCGTGCAGACATGGAAGCCGGAAAGCGGTGCATTCTCCACTTGGTACACCATCCAGCTAAAGGCGGTATTTGTAGAGGTTTACGGGATGAGGACGAAACGAACGCGCGAAGACCCGCTCAATAAATATCATTTATCGCTCGATACGCCACTGGATGAGAACGAAGACGGCAGCTTTACTATCGCCGATATTTTACCGGATGAAAGAGCAGAGGCAGAATTTGAGGACATCGAACAACGAGACTTTCAACAGGCTGTGCAAGCGGCACTTGCACAACTGACAAATGCCGAGCGCGATGCGATCATCAGCGAGTTTTGGCTTGGTCAAAAGCCTGATGCAAGGGCGCGGCGGGAAGCAATACGAGCCCTGCGGCACCCGCGTATTCGAAAGCCGTTAGTGGAATTTTACCGTTGAAAGGACGATGCAACGTCAGAAAAAACAAAGCCGGAAAGGGGGCTTTTCAAACTTTGTCAAAGAAAATCAGAGATGAGACCATTATTGAAGCGCTGCTGATCTCCGCGACAGTGCGGAGCGCGGCGGCAAAGCTCGAGATCAACGAGCAGACGATCTATCGCCGAAAACGCGACCCTGAGTTTATGCAGAAGTATAACGAGGCACGGCGCGAGCGAACCGAAGCGGCGCGTAACATGCTGCAGGAGCGGGCGCACGCCGCTGCGGATACGCTGGCAACGATCATGCAGGATGCAGACGCGCCCGCACAGACCCGCGTAAGCGCCGCAGCAGAGATTTTACGACAGAACGTGAAATATACGGAGATCACGGACATCATGCAGCAGCTTGACGAGCTTGAAGCATGGCGAAGGGAGCAGGAACAGCGATGAATAACTCACTCAAAGCAAGGCTATCCGCTTTACAGCAATATGCGGGGCGGATGCAAAGCAACATCGGCTTTGTGATGCTGCTGGAAGACGGTGAATGGTCTGCCTGTCGCGGCGGCGGACGAACTAAGGTATTTCCTACCGAAGCAGCCGCGGAAAAATTTTTGACCGGCTGCGACCCCATCATCGTTATTGACGTTTGAAAATCAATGACCGCCCGGCGGTTTCGGCGCGAGACCTGCACGACTTTCTCGAAGTGAAGACAGCCTACAAAGACTGGTTCCCGAGAATGTGCGAGTACGGGTTCACCGAGGGCGAAGACTTCAACCCGCTCAAAATTGAGCGAGTTCAAATAATTACGGGCATTTTTGACCGCAACTTTCGCTCAAACTTGAGCAAAAGTTGAAGATAGACGGCGGGAAAGACCGCAGAAAGGAAACTTCACTATGGAATTGAATGCAAGAATTGAGACCGCTGAGAGCGTAAAGGAAAAGGCAAAGACTGCCCTCGGCCTTGATTTGAGCAGCGCTCTTGACCTTGTAAAGCGTAGCGACTATGACAGCGACGAGGCGTATTTGGACGCTTGCGCCCGCGCCGAGTTGGAGCGTAGCAGCCCTGAATACAGAGCCGCCAGAAGCCGCCTAAAAGTCGAATACCAGGCACGGCGAGAGGAACAGGAGCGCAAGGCACAGAGCGAAAACTATAAAGCAATCCGCAGCAGCGTGAGCCTTGACAGCGTAGACAAGCACAATATCGACGAAGAAGCCGCCGCACTTGCCCGCCGTGATCTTTCCGCAAATCGTATTGCCGCGTCCGATCTGGGCGCGACCATTGAGAAGTACGCGGCAGAGCTGACGGAAAAAGCAAAGGACAGTAAGGCCAGCAGCGCTCTTTTCAATGCTATGCTGCGCGGTCACCTGTAAGGAGATGCAATGAGCGAATTTAACATTTTTGCAAAACGGCTTGATGAGGCTTTCAGAAAATCCTGCAGCGAATATAACGCCGCTTTCCATGCACTCGAATGCGCACGGCAGGCCAGCCGTGACGCTAACGCATGGACGCCCGGCGACAGCGCGGAAGAAAAACAGGCAAGAATAGACTGCGCAGCGGTAAGGTTGCATGACGCAGAAGCCGCCTTTAGCGAGACAAGAATCCGCATTTGGACAGACTTCAAGACCACGCGCCGCACGATCCGCGCCGAACTGGAACAGGCCGTGCGCACCGCCTATATTGTGGACCCTAATGCAATCAACAGCAATGCCCTTGAGTTGATGAAAAGCGGCGTTATGACTTCTGACGATTACGCCGCTTTTGTAAAAAAATATGGAAACAACCCTACTATGCTACGGCTTATTTCTCACTATTCTGCAGCAGTCGCCAAAGCGCAGGACAACAGCGGCGAGGCCATAGCCCTTAACGCTATTTCTGAGGCCTGTCAAAGTTGGAAAGGCAAGGTTTTACAGAAGTTTGATGATCTTTCGGACTATTGCGGCAACATCACCGGTTACGAAGAACCGGACGAAGTTTCCAGAGTGAGCGAAAAGTGGGACGAACTATCCTTAAACGCCGTGGAGAACTTCTGATTTTCGATAAGCGGCAGAGATCAACATTCTGATACAAAGCTTCCTGAAAACAAATTTAAGGAGAGATAAACATGGAACTTAGTTTTGCAAACGGTGTGCAGGAATACACCGTGCACGGCGTTAAGGGAGATGTGATCATTCGATTCAACCCGACTGACGGCGCATTTATCCAGCGTCTTTACAACGCGTTTGACACACTGGACAAGAAGCAGGATAAATACGCAGATGAGGTACAGAAGTGCGGCGACCGCGTTGAGATTTTCAACATTGCCGACCGCCGCGACAAGGAGATGCGCGAGATCATTGACGGCCTTTTTGAAGAGCCGGTATGTGACAGCATCTTTGGCAGCATGAACCTTTATGCGATGGCGGACGGCCTGCATGTGTGGACAAATTTCCTGCTTGCGCTGATGGACGAAACGGACAGCGCCTTTGCCCGCGAGCAGAAAGCGACAAATCCGCGCATTCAGAAGTACACGGCAAAGTATCGCCGATGAATTGGGGCTTGCCTGCCTCCGTCGAGATCGGCGGAGTGAGTTATGAGATACGCACAGATTTTCGCGTAATTCTCGATATCTTCGTAATGCTGAGTGATCCTGATTTGAGCGGCACTGACCGCGCAGAGGGCATCTTGCAGATGTTCTATGTCTCGCCTGAGGATATCCCGCCGCAGCATTTGCAGGAAGCTGTAGACCGTTTTACATGGTTCCAGAACGGCGGCAAAGAGCAGGATAAGAAGAAATCGCCGAAGTTGGTCGATTGGGAGCAGGATTATCCTTTGATTCTCCCTCCCATCAACCGAGTATTCGGACAAGATATCCGCGAGATCCCTTATGATGCGGAGACCAACACCGGGGGCGTCCATTGGTGGACGTTCCTCGGTGCGTATAACGATCTCGGGGACTGCACCTTTGCTCAGGTCGTGCGCATCCGCGACAAAAAGGCGCGCGGCAAGACGCTTGAAAAGGATGAACGCGAGTGGTACCGCCGCAACAGCGACCTCGTGAACATAAAAAATAAGCTCAGCCAGGAAGAAGAGACCACCATTTCGACTTGGTTGAAATTGGGGAAGGAGTGATTAAATGGCGAATGCTGACGGCAGTGTGATTTTCTCTTGTGATTTGGATTCGACCAAAGCACAAAAGAAACTGAGCAAGCTGCGTGACGAGATATCCGAACTGAACAGCAAGCTTGAAAAGGAAACGGGCAATAAGATGAACCTTGAAAAGCAGCTTGACGCCGCATCTCAGGCAGCGAAAGCTACGGAGGAACGCGTGAAGATGCTGCGAAAGGAAGTCGAACGGCTGAACGACCGCGAATGGATCCAAAAACAGGGATTTACACAGAACGAATATCAGGCCAAAGTGCTCGACCGCCGCGCCGCTGCGGAGGCGGAGCTCAAACAGCAGGAAGCGCTTTTGCACACGCAGACGAAGGAGGTCAAAACGCTTTCGGCTGCTTACGAAGAGACGACCGCCAACATCGACAGCATGACGGTAAAGCTCGACAAAGCAAAGGTCGCTGCCGGTGAGATGATTGCCAACGTGGAGCAAGAGCGCAAGGAGCGCGAGGCTGAAAATTCAGCGCTCGCCAAAGCGAGCCAGTATGCCGCGCGTTTCAGAGATCAGGTCAAGAGTTTAGCGCGCTCTATGCTTGTATTCTCAGTCATCACGGCGGCGCTCATGGCGCTACGCAAGCAGATCAAGGCGGCTATTGCGACCAGCGCAGAGGCATCCGACGCTTTTGCCCGCCTCAAAGGTGCGCTGCTGACGCTGGCCGCGCCTTTGATGGACGTACTCATTCCGGCGCTGACGTGGCTAATGAATCTGCTTGCGGCCATTGTGTCGGAGATCGTGACGATCATCTCGATTCTGAGCGGTAAGTCAAAGAAGAGCATGGAGGCATCGGGCAAAAACCTCTACAAAGAGGCCGCCGCCATTGATGCGACCGGCAAGGCGGCAAAGGAAGCGACAGACGCGCTCGCGGCGTTTGATGAGATCAACAAACTCAGCACGACAATGTCCGTTGGCGGCGGTGGCGGCGGAGCATCTGCCATTGCGCCGGACTTTGATTTTGACGAAGGGCCCATGATGGAAAAGCTCGACAAGGTGTTCCAGAAGATCAATGATATCTTTAAGACCATCCGCGCGGGGCTTGAGATCGTCGTGGATGACCTAAAATGGAGCTTTGACAAGAAAGTTATCCCCAAGAGCAAGGCAACATGGCTGACCGTTTTAACGGCGCTGCTCGGTGCAACGCTCGGCGCGGCGTTCGGCGGCATCACAGGCGGCGTCATCGGCTTATCCCTCGGTGTGCTGCTGGGGCTGTACCTTGTGGGCCTTGACCCCGAAACATGGAAAACCGAGATGGACGCAGAGGATACGTGGATCGTGGTCATCACGGCTTTGCTCGGTGCGCTGCTTGGCAGCGTGTTTCTTGGCATCACCGGCGGCGTGGCCGGTTTCAGCCTGGGCGCGATCCTCGGCCTTTATCTCACCGGCTTTGCAGAGGGAGACGAGGAACACGGCGGCAAATCGCAGCTTCTTTCCGAGTTGATCGTCGTGCTGTGCGCGCTGCTTGGTGCTGTTATCGGCTCTATCGTGACGCCGGGCGTCGGTACAGTCGTCGGCATGGGATTAGGCCTGATTCTCGGACTGAGCATTTACAGCGTCCGCAAAGACCCGAAGAAGGGCACGCAGCGGCTTGTCAGCATCGGGCGCAGCGTACTTCTTGGACTGCTGGCCGGTGTTCTTGGCGTTGGCCTTGCAGCGCTGGGAATCGTCAGCGCCGGTACGGCGTTCATTATCTCGGCGGCGATCGGCCTTGCGCTGAAATTTTTCGTCGATAGTGTGGACGATTCCAAAGTCAGAAAAGCAACGTCCGGCTTTACCGGTACGCGCGTATCAACAAAGGCACCGGCGCGCAGCCGTCGCGTGGCGGCGCAGAACTTAGACGGCAATGCGCCTGTGTACAACGATATCCCGCAGCTCGCACATGGCGCGGTCATCCCACCGAACAAAGAATTTCTTGCTGTACTGGGCGACCAGAAGAGCGGAACGAACATCGAAACGCCGCTTGCAACGATGGTTGACGCATTTAAGCAGGCTATGGCGGAATCGGGTGGCGGTGCAACTACGGTCGTTATCCAGCTCGACGGTAAGGAGATTGCACGTAGCACCGTAAAGAACATCAACAACATGACGCGCGCAGCCGGTAAGCCCGTGCTGCTGTACTAACAGGAAAGGAGACTGCAAATGTTTATCTTCGGCTATGATATCGTGCTCGACCGTCTGGAACGAGTGATCCACCAGCTTGTGGAGCTGCAGACGGCGGAATAACAGGAAATTGAGGCAGTAGATGAGAACAAAAAGCAATTCTGAACACCCGCTTTGCGAGCTTAGTAAAGAAGAGATCGCGGAACTTTTTGCGAACCTCGAGCCTATTGAACTTCCGGATGGGCCGCTCACAAACGAGGGAGAACCGTGCGTAATCACAACTTGCACATTGACAGTAGAAGAACTTGGACTCAAGAACCATGCAAAGCGAGGAAAGGTTTGCTCAGAGTAAAGAAGAGGACTGCACCGTTTTGTGCAGTCCTCTTTAATTATGTTAGTGCCTTAACAAATTCAAGCATCTCGGTTACATCTTTGTCGGGAAGCATCATAACTTTTCGGATAATCTCTTCTTTCAACTCCTGCAAATCTAATTGCTCAGTTGTGTGTACCTGCTCGCTCATCTGTTTTCACCTTCTTTCCGAAAAGCTCACGTTCGCGCTCGACGGTCATGGTAGCGCCTATGAGCAGCACCTTTCCGACCGGCGTTTGCACGGCCGGATAGAATCTATCGTTATCGTTCATAGTGTGACCTCCATGCTTTGCATCAGCTCTTTGACGGATACGCCGGACAGATCGGCGACGAAGGAAAAGTGCGTCCCATGCTGACGGTACACGGCCCCGCAGGTCGGGCAAATATGCACCGTGGCGGCGTTCATAAGCGGTGTATTACAGCGGGCGCAGTATAGAAGATTCATGCGCTTGCCCCCTTACCTGTCAGAAGTTTAATTGCATCTGCATCGTCGAGATCATAAGTTGCGGATCGCATTTCTTTCTGGGCGTGTTCCCTTGCTTTTTCGGCGTCTGCCGTCAGTTGAGCGCGTTTCGCTGTTTCTAAAAAGCACTGCACGCCCGGTGCGTCATAGTGCCCGAGCATCAAGTGATAGTCGCGGATGGCGTTTGCCATTCTATCGTAGACAGAATACAGGATGCGACCAATGAATTCTAAGTCTCTCGATTCGATATTTTTTCGCTCCCTATCAGAAAAATACTGCTCCCAAATATCATAGATCAAGTCTGATCCGTTTTCGAAAGCGGTAAACATGTCGAGCGTTGCATTGTCGACAGTTAGGCGCTCATGTGCGGTAAGCTCAGATAAATAACTCATATTTCCTCCTTGTTTTCTTGGCGGGAGGTCGGTATAATACCGATACCGGCCTCCCTGTGGTGGTTGGTGGTGGCTCCGTGTCTTGCTTTGGTCGGCTGGGACATGGAGCCTTTCTCATGCGATGCTATCTTGATTTTCCGTAGCAGCGGAATGAGAATCAAGCGATTGTTGATCGTTTAATTGCTGACTTAGTAAAGTATCAATCATGTTACAGACTTCCTGTTTTTGCGCATCATTGAGCGTTTTATAAAGTTCTGCTACTAGCTGGGTTTGTGCATCCATTTTGTGACCTCCTTGTCAATCCTCCTGTGGTGGTTGGTGGCTCTCTGCATCCGGCTTTGGTCGGCGGTGATGCAGAGGGCTTTTTCTTTTCCTCCTTACGTGTGCTATTATAGTTCACTTATTAAGTGAATGCAAGAGAGCAGTTTCTACAAAAGTTTACTTGTTAATATGTCTATAATGTTCACTTGTTAAGTGCTTGCGGAGGGAGTATAATAAAATTGATTAGAAGGGAGTGGTGCATATATCGCCGCAGAAATATACGGAGGCCCGTAAAGAGGGCAATAGGAAATGGGATACTGCGAATCTTGATCGCGTGTCCGTTGCTATGCCGAAAGGCAAGAAAGATATTATCAAAGCCCACGCAGAAGCCCGCAGCGAGAGCGTAAACGGCTTTATCAACCGAGCCATAGACGAAGCCATAGAGCGCGACGAAAGCGCTCCTGCGGCGTCTGACAGGCATTTATAGGACGTTTGCAAGATGGCATAGCGTATAAACACTATAAAACAACAAACCACAACATAAGCACACTGCTCAAACCATAAATTTCAGGAGGTTTGCTTATGCAGTATTCACTTTCTACTTTGAAGAAAAAGGCCAATGATGCCGGTTATTCGTTCCAGGAAGGTTATCAGCGGTATAACCGAAAGGGCTGGGGCTATGTCCCTGCAACTGATGGAGATCGTGTTGTAGGATATCAGATTTTTGACTATCAGTCAGGCTTTCTGGTATATCCCTCATACAACGATATTCACGATCACGCTTTGGAGCTTGAAGAAGCGGTTACGCTTCTAAAGGAGCTTTGCGCGGCCCGTGGTGTCACGTTCTGATTTTCGCCGCTAAAGAATACTGAAAGCTATGCCATTGCAAAATAGAAGATCGGCGTTTTGAGCGGTGGCGTCGATCTGACTAAAAGCGAAGAGCGGAGGGTGATTCCTCCGCTCTTGCTGCATATATTGTGGGGATGTCTTAAAGGTCGGATTTGAAATCCGAGCCTTTCGGTGCATTGAGGGCTTCATTTGAAATGAGACCCTTGCAACCGTCCAGATCAGGCGCTCACTGCGCCGATTTGGAATCCGGGCAGTGAAGCTCGCTTCGATTTGAAATCGAGGCGAGCGATGCTAAGCGTAGACGGAACCGTTCAGAAACAGCCTGAGCACGTTTAAGCATGTCTGCGGTAAAAAATTGTGAGTTTTCATTGACAAAGAAGGGCGAGAATGCATATACTTCAAGTAGGCAGCAACGTGATTGTCTGCCGTGACGTTGAAGCAAGTGATGGGGTCAGCATCCGTACACTTGTGGAGTCTTGTATTAGGGTTAAGCGGTTTCCACAGGCTGATGTAGGGTTAAACCCGAAAGAAAACGCTGTTCTGCAGCACTTTGGCTAAAATGCTTGTACGCTTTTTCAAATTCTGTGCAGCCCGCGAATTGCAAACCGCAATATTTAGGCTATAATAATATTAACAGGACCCCCCGCACCTCTCCACGGCAACGTGTGATGTGTCCCAGGGGGGACATTTTATATCTGGGAGGAATCTGCTGTGGAGCTGAAGCCTGCGACGACATACGACGAACAGTTGAAATTGCTTCAAGAGCGGCATTGCGAGATCGTAGATCCAGCGTTTTGTAAAACAGTTCTACAGCATATAAACTACTATCGTTTTACAGCGTACTTCCTGCCGTTTAGAACTGCTGATGGAATGTATCGAGATGGGACAAGCTTTCACAGAGTATTTAGAATATACGAGTTCGACCGGAAAATGCGGCGGGTTTTGTTCTCAGCGGTCGAGCAGGTAGAGTTATATCTGCGGACACAGTTTGCTTATTTTTACGCACACAAGTACGGCCCTCTCGGCTATATGGATGCGTCAAATTACGGGTCCAACCACGATCATGCACGCTTTCGGAAGCTGTTTGAATCAGAAGTACAACACAACAAAACAGTTCCATTTGTGAAGCACCACTGTGAAAAATATGAGGGCAATTTCCCTATATGGGTCGCTACGGAACTTTTTTCGTTTGGGATGCTGTCTTTCTTTTACCGCGATTTAAAGACGGCAGATAAAAAGGAGATTGCAAGGGACCTGTATAAAACCACTTATGGCAATCTCGATAGCTGGCTGCGCTGCTGTACAGATCTGCGCAATATCTGCGCGCATTACGGGCGTTTGTACTATCGTGTCTTTTCTGCGGTACCGGCCACGCCAAAGGGATTTCCTGTCGTGCTACAACGCAGCCTTTTTGATAACATCGTGATGCTGAAATTTTTGTACCCGGACAGAGACAGATGGAACAGTGAAGTTCTGAGCGCCATAATAGCGCTTTTAGAAGAGTACGCTGGAGATATTGAGCTGTCTCATATCGGATTCCCTGATAATTGGGAAGAACTTTTGAGAGCCAAATAA